TCATATGTTTTTATCTTCTGCATTATCATTTGTGGCTCTTACTTCATTGAGAGCGTCAGCAAGCTTCCTGTCTTTTCCTGGGTACAAATGAGCATAAACTTTCCAGGTTGTTTCCGGTGATTCATGTCCAAGCCGGTCCGAAATCTCTTTGATAGAAAACTTCATGTCAATCAGCATACTTGCGTGGGAATGGCGAAGATCATGGATCCTGATCTCTGGAAGACCAGATCTGGCAGTTGCACGTTTAAATTCTGACCGCATTCCGGACTTCTGGAAGTAGAAGATGCGTTCATCCGGCTCTATGGCCATACTTGCAACATAGTCTTGAAGCTCTTTGTACAACGATTGAGGAATATTCACGACACGTTTGCTCTTTTCAGTTTTTGGTGTCTGGAAGTATTGTTCGCCTTTTATCACCACAAAGTTCTTATTAATGGATACGGAGCAGTCCGGCAGGATATCTGCCGGAGTAATGGCTAGAACCTCTGCAGACCGAAGCCCGCCATAGAACATGAGGCTGAATGCCATCCTGTATGCGCTTTTCTTTTCAAATGTCAGGAAGTAATCGAACTGTTCTCTTGTCCAGATGTTCATTTCATCTGCACTGCTTTTCCCGATCGCACCGGCCGCAAGGCAGGGGTTACTCCGGAGCTTATAGTATTTGACGGCATAATTCATGATAGCAGACATCTGGTTATTGATGGTCTTCAGATACGTCTGGGAATAAGGACTTCCCTTTTCATCTCTGTAATTAATCATGGCATCTTGCCACCGATGGATCACGATCGGGGTAATGTCACCGATCTTCATATCTTTAAAGAATGGCAGCAGTTTCATGTCTATCAGATACTGCTTATTTTCCAGAGTGGTCAGTTTCAGCCGGGAGCTGCAGTCTGACATATAATTCTTGATCAGAGCAGAAAACAGGATATCTGGATCCTTAGCTCCCTGTGCCAGAAAGTCACGTTCCCATTCTATAGCCTCTTTTTTGGTAGAAAAACCCCTTTTGCATTTATGCTGACGCTTGCCAAGCCAATCATCATAGTAGAAGTTGGCATACCATTTTGTCTTTCCATCTTTGGTAAAATACTTATAAGCCGGCATCTGAATCCTCCATTATTAAACAAATGTGTCAAACAAATGTAATCAACAAATGTTTGACAAAAATGTTGAATATAGATATAATGTACTTAACAAGAGAACCGTTGGTCAGCGTACACCTGACCGCCGGATAAAACAATAGCTAAAAATAGCGCCTTATCTTACCAGGACGAGGGCGCTATTTTTTATGCATTAAATTGATAACAAGAGTTACAACTGCACAAAGCATAATTACAAAAGTAAATAAATCACCATATGTAACCATCAGCACCAGCCTCCTTTCACAAAAGTGTCCGGCGGCTGACATAACACCCCAACGGTTCCCCAGTTAAATATACTATTCTGTTTTTTCTTCTTCCATGTTCTCCATCATTCCCAAAAAGATACGCTTTCCCTTCTTGGATAACTGACGGTACCGCAGGATAATGTCCTGTTCGTCTTCTGAAGCAATGGCACAGCTGTATTCAGAATTACCCACAAGGTAATCCATAGAGGTGTCGAGGGCTTTTGACAGGCTTGCAGTGGCATCTATTCCCGGAATAGTCTTTCCGGCCAGAATGTCGCAGCAGGCTTCCTCTGTCAGCGTTGAATTTTTGATCAGATCCGGAAGGCTCATCTGCAACTGAGCCAAACGGGCTTTTATTCTTGCCTGCACTGCGGAAACTTCTTTCGGATCCGCAACAGCATATCTTGAAGTAGTCCGGCCAAGAATGTAATCTGCTGGCACACCGAAGCATGCAGCACTGCGATTAACAAATTCTGTTGACGGAAAAGAGTAACCTCTTTCGACATTCGATACTACTTGGCCAGAAAAACCTATTGCTTTTCCAAGTTCGGACTGACGCAGATCAGCCTCAGCCCGCAATTCTTTTATTCGTTCACCAATTGTCATAAAAACTATTCCTCTTATTAATATCTGTCACCGCGTTGGATTACAATATCAGAAATCTTATCGTTATCAATTATGAAACCTATATCTTCCGATACCTTATATGAAACCCACTTGTCTGAATTCAGTTCTGGCTTTGGAATTATTTTTCCGCAAAATTCAGCACCTTCAAATAGTATGACTACGGATACTGCACTGCTGTCAATAGAAGAAATAGTACTTTCGATATCCTCTGGATCAGCAGCTTCAATCTGGGCATTGTACATCTCAACCAGTTTCTTTTGAGTATCGGTAGCAGTGGCGTCGTCATAGCCCACCTGTACTGAAAAATATTTGGAATCATACGCTGAAAATAAATTCGAAATTGTATCACCGATTCTTATACCACGAAATGTTTTGCTATCAGGATAAGCAGAGGCCATTATATAATCTTCTGAATCAGGTATCTCAATAGGAGCATCATTTTTATCATATAATTTAAAATCTTCCAGTGAAAACCATTTTTCCTGATTCTCATATTGTGAAAGTAGTTCTTTGGCAGCTCCTTCTGGCTTATATTCCCCTGTTTTGTAGTCTTTAATTTCAAATGCGGTTGCATCAGCGGAAATCGGATTGACCCAATAATAAATCAGATCATCACTACTACTGTGGATATTCGTTATAGAAGAGCAACTCCAAGTATTGTCTTTTGTATAGTAGCAGACCGCCTCCATGGCTACGCCATCTGCTGATAAAATTACTTGTGCAACTGTTTGAGAATCTTCTTTTTTCTCTAAATCGTAAGAGGAAACTTTTTTAACACCCATATCATTCAACGACTCGGAAATTGCATCGGATAATTGGGAAGCATCTCCGGAAACGTATTTTTGATCGATATTAATGCCATAATCGGATGCTGCGAATACAGGGATAGTATTGGCAAAAATCAATGAGCAGGTAAGTGCAATCATTTTCTTTTTCATAGTCATTCCCCCCTTTTGCTTCGGTACCACTCGAAGCTTATTATTTTGCTTTCTTAAGAGGCTCGACAGTATCTTCTTCCTGCCGTTTTAAACATTTTATGTACCCCTTTAATTCACCTCGAAATTCCAACTGCGCATCATGCGGAAGTTGGTGAATCAATGCTAACCATTCGGAGTCCTCAGAGAGAATGTTCTGCTTTGAGTTTCTTTCTTTGCCCGTAAGTAAATAGTCGCTAGACACACCTAAAAATTCACAAATTGGGATTATCATTTTTGCGGGCGGATCAGTTCCTCGGTTCTTCCAGTTGGTCATAGTGCTTGTGTTTATTCCGATAGCCCGACATAAATCAGTGGCTGTCAAAGACTTTTCTTCAAGCAGTGATAAAATACGCTGAGTGATCATACAATTCTCCAAAATCCCAAAATGTGAAAAACATAGTTGACAAATTCACAAATTGGGATTAATATTAAAAATGTAATAAACAAATGTTTAATGCAAAACAAAAAAAGAGAGAGTTACATCGATAAATCGGAGAGCAATGCTTTATTGTTTTCTTCAATCATGGCCGCCACAGCAATGATAAGAGCCTCAGCAGATGCTTCCGACATAACAGTGTTTCCGGCAGGAATACCGTTTCTTAATAATTCAGAAAGAATCCGGCGGTTTTCGTCACCATAACGTTTAAGTCCAATTCTTCTGAGATTATCAATCCAATTATCCATGATAACTCCTTTCTGATTATTTTAATGCAATCGCAAACAAATGTAAACAACAAATGTAATAAACATTTGTTGAAAACGGAGGTGATATTTTGAAGCGAAAACTGTCTCCATGGTGCAAAGAAGTAAAGAAAACCCTAATTGACAGAGATATGTCTGTCACGGAATTATGCGGTGAAGTTGGGATGTGCAGGAACTATGTGACAACCACCATAAATGGAAGAATGTATGCACCTGCACTTGCTGAAAAAATCAGCAAGGCTCTGGATATCGATACAGAGTACACAATTTAATTACCATAACTTGATTATACAGCTTATAGAAGGAGAGAAAAATGTCGAAATTTGCTACGAAAGCAGCGGCTAATATGTTTTGCCAGGCACGATATGAGGCGGCAAAGTCAAATGAACGTCTGAGCAGCAGAGAAGGTGCTGCGGAAGAAATAGGAATCGACCGTACAAGGTTAGCCAGAATCGAACTTGGGAGCACAATACCATATCAGGAAGAGGTCCTTTTGATGGCTGACTGCTATAAGGCACCGGAATTGAAAGGAAATTATTGCCGGGAGATGTGCCCGCTTGGAAAGAACATGCCGAAGATTGAGAATGCAGGACTGGATAGAATCAGCTTGAGAATGCTTTCTTCTTTAAAGAAGATAAACGAGGCAAAGGAATCACTTCTTGATATTACGGCAGACGGAATTATCTCAGAAGAGGAAAAACCGGAACTGAAAAAAATCATTCAGACATTAGATGAAGTAAATGAGATCACACAAAATCTGAAAAATTGGATTGAGAGAAATCTGGAATGAGGTGCTTGGTATGGAAAATGCAAACGGTGTAATCAAAAAGCTTACATCTGCGGAACGTTCTTACTATACAGCCGCTGAGGTCAGAGAAATGATGGGTGTGAGCAGGGATACGGCATATCGCATGATACGTTCTCTTAGATCGGACCTGATAGCTGATGGACAGCTTGCCAAGGGATATCCGTCAGGGAAAATCCCCAAAAAGGCATTTAACAAATTATACATGATTGAATGAAAGGAGTGGATACGATGGCTTTTTATAGAATCTGCCCGGATTGCGGAGCGTATCTGGATCCGGGAGAACAGTGCAGTTGCCATGAAGAACGCCTGATCGAAATGGAAAGAAAAGAAAAAGCAACTGCATTTGTTGAAAAGATGATGAAAGAAGAAAAAAGTGGCCAGCTTCGCCTGGCAGTATAGGAGGGAAAGATGCTGACAGCAAAAGATCTTGAAAAATATCATCAGGCCGCAGAGCGGATCCTGAATGCAATGGACAACAGCCCGGTGCCGATCAGCTGGCACGAAATGGACAGAATGGCATTGCAGAGTGTTATCGCAAAGGAATTGATTCTCATTGACAAGGAGGCAAGGAAATGAATGTATGCAAGGTGCCGGATATGTACAAAGACATGGAATATAAGTATATCACAGAAGATTCCAAAACAAGGGTATATCTGTCCGTGGTGCGAGAATTCAATGAGGCAGAATATGAGAAATACTACATCCGCAAAAAGAAAGAGAAAGTGAGAAAGAGAATCCTTTTTATTGCAAGAGCTTTGAAGTATGCACTTCCAGTCCTGGCAAGCACGATTCTTTACAATATGCTTTCAAATAAGCTTTATCTTGAAAGAGGAAGCTATGAAATTGGCTCAGAAATAGTTTTTGTTGGAATATTCGGCATCGCACTGTTTGGGTTTCTGAATTGGTTTATAGGAGGTGATGAACATTAAAAAGGTCTTGGATAATAAGGGGAAAGCGGAGTGTAGACGGCACCCACGATCCTATCCAAGACCAGTCAGAACTTTTAAAAACAGGTTATCGACCCTTTGTTTTTAAAGTCATCGTCATTTTATCACAAAAATAGGAGGTTATCAAGTAGATGAAAGATGTTTTAGGAAGCTTGCCGGAAGTTATCACGGCATACAAAAATTACAATCTGCTGGTTCCTACAGCAACGGACGTGCAGCTCAATCCATTCTACAAATTCCATGTAGAAGAGGTTCCAGTCGATCTGGGTGAGAACAGCGGAGATATTTTCAAGGTTGGTTCAGTTAAGACAGGTAAGCAGGATGAGAGAGGAAAAGACATCTGGGAAGATGTGTACTCCCTGTCAAAGCCATTATTGAATAAGATGGCAATGGCGGCCGGAATCCAGTTCAATCCAAAGGAAACATATGGCGAGCGTATCGACCGGGTCACATACCGGGCGCAGGCACAGGGTGCCATGCGGAAAGCCGATGGAACAGCCAGAACCGAAACAGATCAGAAAGTAATCTGCCTCGAGGACGAGGAAGATAAATACCGCATTGAGTTTTCCGACAAAGCTGCCAAAGGTATTGTTGACGAAAAACAGGCAAAGGCAGCTGCTGAGATTTATGCAGGCCAGTGGGTGGAATCAAAGAATAAATGGGGAAAGAAATGCCAGGCATTTGTGATTGCCAAAGAGGATCGGGAACGATATATTGAACGTTCCGTTATGGTAAACATGGCACTTCTGAAAAAGACCTGGGCTGAAAAAGCAATGACTGGAGCAAAGCTTCGTGTCATTAGAGCATTGCTTGGCGTAAAGGGGACATATACAAGAGCAGAACTCCAGAGAAATTTTGCTATTCCTACGGTTATCTTTTCACCGGATTTCTCGGATCCGCAGGTCAGACAGGCAATGCTGACACAGGGAATGAATTCTGTAAACAATATGTTCGGAACGCCGCAGATCGGCATCAAAAGAGTTGATTTCGATACGGAGAACAATACATTTGATCCTGCCGATCTGGATAATCCGGCGTACGCTTCGGATACAGAAACTGAAGATGATTATCCACCGATGCAGGAGCCGGACGTTGTTCCTGAGCCGGATCCAGAATCAGAACCCGAACCAGACCGATCAATGGATTTCCAGTGTTCCAGATGCGGTGAGGTCATAAATGAAAGAGTTTATGAATATTCAATCAATAAATTCGGAGAGCCACTTTGCATTAAATGTCAGAGAGGAGGCGGACGTAGATGAAAATATTACATACAGCTGATTGGCATATTGGCCAGTTCAAAGGTCCTGTGGTGGACGGAGTGAATCTCCGTTCACAGGATACAGTGAAATGTCTTGAGTATATGGTTGATGTAGCTATTAAAGAACGACCGGACATTGTTTGCATTTCCGGTGATATCTTCCACCAGGAGCAGATCGGTCCGGTACGATATTCGGATGAAATGATTCATGCGACCAATATCATCACATCATTGGCGCATTTCGCAGGCTATGTGATCGTAATGAGAGGAACACCGAACCATGATGGAAGCGGACAGTTCCGAGTACTGAAAAGAATGCTGCTGAACGTCAATAACGTATGTGTTGTGACGGAACCGTTTGTTATCAAAACGAAATATGCAGACATTGCTTGCATACCTGGATTTGACAAACAGGAGTTCAGAGCAAAATTCCCTGGTTTATCTGCAGATGAAGAAAATCTGGCATGGACGAAATATATTTCAGATATGGTTTTTGCACTGAGAGCAGAGTGTGAAAAGACACCGATTCTCATGGCGCATTATACGGTTCCTGGTTGCAACATGGAATCAGGGCAGACCTCCTTCTTCACAAACTTTGAGCCGGTCATTCCAAGAGAAGCTTTAATTGCCGCAAGATATGAGGCGGTGCTTCTTGGTCATATCCATCGCCCGCAAATCATTGAAGGATTTGACAATGTATTCTATTCCGGAGCGATCAATGCAATGAATTTTAATGATGAAGGACAGGATCGTGGATTCTGGATTCATGAATTTAATGAGAAAGGCACTCTGGTAAAAGGACATAGATACACTACTCCATACAGACAGTTCCGCACTATCACCTGGGATCCTGATGAAGTTGGCGACTATATCCGTGAAGGGGCTATGTATCTTCATAGAACAGGCATTTCAGAAGATGTGACGGATAAGATAGTCCGGGTGCGGTATTCCTGCACATCTGAACAGAAAAAGGCGCTCAACATTCCACTACTGCAAAAGAACCTGTATGAGCTTGGTGCATTCTATGTGGCAGATATTGAAGCAGAAAGCACTATTGACATCACGAACCGCGGGCTTCTCTCGGAGGAAAGCGACCCAAGGTTGAATCTGAAAAAATGGTTGGAGGAAAAGACATTTAAGAATCCAGACAAAATCGTGGAGCTTGCCGAGCCAATCATAGCAGAAGCCATGAAACAGAGTACCACCGCAGAGATTCACGGTGTGTTTAAGCCGGTATCCATTTCTGTCAGAAATTACAGAAACTACAAGGAAGAAAACTTTGATTTTTCAGACATTTCATTCTGCACGATCAATGGAGTAAACGGTGCAGGAAAGAGCAGCCTTTTCATGGATGCTATTGTAGATTGTCTGTTTGAAGAAACCCGTGAGGGAGACTGTAAGGCGTGGATCCGAGGTACAGAGGATGCAAGAAGCGGTTCCATAGAATTTATTTTCGACATCGGAGAGAAACGATTCCGGGTAGTCCGCACCAGAACAAAATCTGGAAAACCAACACTGAACTTGTCACAGTATCAAAAAGAAAGTGCTGACTGGATGAATCTGTCCAAGGAAAGAATCATTGACACACAGGCTGAAATCGAGAAGCTTCTTGGTATGGACAGCATGACATTTCGCAGCTGCGCATTGATCATGCAGGACCAGTATGGATTATTCTTGCAGGCGAAGAAAGATGAACGTATTGCTATCCTTGGAAATCTGCTCGGGCTTGGAATCTATGGAGTTATGGAACTGGATTCAAAAAAGAAACTCTCCGAACAGAGAAAAGAGCTGGCTTCGAAAAAAGAAGCTGTCCGAATCAAAACGGATTTTATCAAATCCAAAGGAGATCCGGAATCTGAATTGCAGAAAGCAGAGGAAGATATTCAGCAGCTTAATAAAGATATTGAGGATTTAAGCGATACTCAAGGACAGTTGCTGAATAAACATGCTCAGATTGAAAAAGCAGAGCAGGAGTGCCGCAAAGCTTCGGAAGAATTGGATGATTGTCATAAGAGACGCAGATCCATTTCAGATGAAATCTCAAGTAAGACGCAGATTTTAGAAAACTGTAATGCCGCATTGGAATCAGCGAATGAGGTCAGAGAAAAAGCCGCCGAATATAAACAGTTGTCCGAACAGATTATAGAGCTGGAGAAAGACGTTCTTAATCATGACAATGCAAAAAGAAATCTTGCTGGGTATAATGCTGACATCCAGAATTGCCAGAATATCATAAACGATGCAAAGCGTCGAAATAACGACATTGCGAATCTTATTGAACAGCTTAAAGCAGAACTTCCGGATAATTTGGAAGAAAAACTGACGGAGCTGGCTCAGGCGAGGACGCAATGCGAGGAATTACAGGAAAAAAGACATTTGACTTCTGTTGCGGAGCAGGAACTGCAACAGATAAGAGCAACGTATTCTCAGCGTATATCAGAAGCAGAGAACAGGCGGAAATATCGTTTGGACAGAATTTCCGAGATAAGACAGCAGGAGGAATTTATGAAGAATTCCGGTTGCCCTGATATAGATAGAGCAAGCTGCAGGTTTCTCGCAAAAGCAATCGATGATGTAAAGAGTTTACCAGAAGAAGCAGACCATCTGGAAAAATGTGAGGAAGAAATAGCAGCATTGAGGATCAAACGAGACGAAGAAATATCCAAAAAACAGGATGAAATTTGTATTATCGGATATGATGCTGAAAGATTAGAACTTTTGATAAGAAAAGCACGTGCACTTGTAAAATATGAAAACTTGAAAAAGGATGCCGAGAAAAAGAAACTTGAAATCGCCCGTTTAGAGACAGAAAAGAACACCAACAGTAAAACGATAGGGCAGTATGAAGAAATCCTCTTAGAGCTCAATATAAAGGCCCAGAAAGCAACTGATATTGTTGCTGCGTTATCTGATTCCGTTATTAAGCATGATGATGCTGTATGTAAAAGAAATTCGGTAGCACATTTTGCAGACCAGGAAAAGGAACTTCCGGTGTATGAAGAAAGAAAACAGCATATTGATAAGAGACTTACTGAATTATATCAGGAACGGAGCAAGGAAGATGCCAACGAACTTGTTTTACATAACAATCTTCGTGAAGCGGAAATAAAACTGGAAGAATTAAGAAAAGATATTGAAGGCAGTGAAGCTCTTGAAGAAGTTGAGAGAAGATTAAAATCTACAAAAGAAACTCTTGAAAAAGCGCAGATTCAAAAAGGCGTACTGACACAGAGAGTTGAAGATGTTGAGGCAATGCGTTCTGAAATAGCTCTTTTGAATAAAGGTATTGCTGTTGCAGCTGAGAAAGCTGATTGCTACGAGGCTTTGAAACAGGCATTTTCACAGGACGGAGTTCCGCACCAGATCATCAGGAACATCATTCCTCATATCACAGATACTACGAACAATATTCTCGGCCAGATGACTGGTGGAACGATGGGAGTGGAATTTGTGATGGAGCGCACCGTCAAAGGAAAGGACGGAGACAAGGCAACGCTGGATGTTCTGATCAACGAATATGGCAAGACAACTCTTCCATATGCTTCCAAGAGCGGAGGCGAGAAGGTAAAAGCTTCTCTTGCTGTTATCCTTGCATTGTCCGAAATCAAGGCAACAGCGGCAGGAATACAGCTTGGAATGCTCTTTATTGATGAACCACCATTCCTTGATGATGAGGGTGCACAGGCTTATGTAGATGCCCTTGAGACGATTCGTGATCGATATTCTGATGTGAAGATTATGGCTATAACTCATGACGATGCCATGAAAGCGAGATTTGGCCAGGCTGTGACAGTAATTAAAACAGATGATGGTTCAAAAGTAATCTACTAAGCGGGGGAATTTATGGCGAAAAGATATTATTGGTTAAAGCTTCCTGACGGATTTTTCCGTCAGAAGGCTATCAAAAAACTTCGGAAGATTGCCGGAGGAGACACCTACACAATTATTTACCTGAAAATGCTTCTTGCGGCGATGAAACAGGATGGAAGACTTTACTTCGAGGGAGTAGAAGCAACATTCTATGACGAGCTTGCTCTGGACCTGGACGAAGAAGTTGAAAATGTAAGAGTGACGGTTATGTTTTTGATTCAGCAGGACCTCATGCAGCTGATTGACGAAACCGAATATTCACTGTCGGAATGCTCCAAAATGACAGGGTCGGAAAGTGCCAGTGCTGAAAGAATGAGACGGTTAAGAGACAAAAAAGCGTCACAATGTGACATTGAAGTGACGGAACAGTTACGCATAGGTGACGTAGAGAAAGAGATAGAGAAAGAGATAGAGTTAGATAAAGAGAAAGATAATAAAAACATTAGCTTGGAGCTTAAAGACTCCAAGCAGAACACGTTCATCTCTCTTCCTCTGATTACAGGCTCAGGAAACTACGATGTGACATTTAATTATCTCAATTCACTGAGAGAACTGTTTCCGGCATTGGATGTTGAACAGGAGTTTAGATCAATGGCAGCATGGCTTGACAGTCACCCTCGTAATCGTAAGACACCTAGAGGAATCAAGAGATTTATCACTGGTTGGTTAGAACGTTCACAGAATTCAATGCCGGCATCCAGAACACCGCAAGCACCTGTAGCTACAAAGAACATGTCAACGGATCAGTATATGGAGGCAACGGCCGGCTGGCGCGAAGGGATGGGTGATTGAAGTGACACCTCAAGAATTTGATTTTGTCAGAGCTTCGATCAAAAGTGCCTATCCAACATTTAATGTCATGCCAGACCAGTACAGCATCAGAATGTGGTACCGCATGTTGGGAGACCTAGACTATAAGCTTTGCGAAACAGCATTGATGGAACTGTTTGCCACTCATACATATCCGCCTCAGATATCTGAGATACGAGAGAAATGTGCAGAATATACAGTTCCGCACCTCAAAGACCAGGGAGAAGCCTGGGGAGAAGTACAGAAGGCTATAAGCCAGTATGGATATTACAGGCAGGAAGAAGCACTGGAAAGCCTGACGCCGATAGTCAGAGAAGCGGTAAAGCGGCTTGGCTTCCGGGAGATATGCCTCGATGAGAACCAGGATGCTGTCCGAGCGCATTTCTTCAAGATATATTCAACCCTGATCGAGCGCAAGACGAACGATGCAAAGCTTCCTCCGAGTATTCTGGAAGCGAAAAATAAATATATTGCACAGCTTACCACACACGAAAATGCGGCAATAGAACAACAGCACCGGGAACAGATAGCAGAAGAACCAGAACGTGCGACACCAGAGTATATAGATATGCTGATGCGGGAACACGGATTCAAGAGGTGACAGCATGGAGCAGATAGAGAAAATACAAGGAACGGAGAAAGAGTTCATAAAAGTTTTTCAAGAGCTGTGTTACAGCCGGAGTTCATGGCAGGTGTGGGCCGATCTAATGGCGGCAATGGCTTGCACACTGGCGAATTCGGTTGATAAGACGGAACCGAGATACACTGCAAGAGAGAAAGAATATGCAGAGTGCATCAAACGCCTTGGCGGGGTAGAGAAGCCGGCCAAATGCTTTGCGATTGTGGTTGAGGCACTGGAACGCAATCCAGATCAGGACTTTCTTGGAAAACTGTACATGAGCCTTGAGCTAGGGAACCACTGGAAAGGGCAGTTTTTTACACCATACAATGTCTGTGAATGTATGGCAAGCATAACAATCAATGACAATGTACAGACATTGGAAAAACAGGAATGGATATCTGTCAATGATCCGGCGTGTGGAGCAGGAGCAACTCTTGTAGCAGCGGCAAACATATTCCACAGAAAAAAGATAAATTATCAGACACGGGTTTTGTTCACCGCCAATGACATAGACAGGGTAGTTGCCCAGATGTGTTACATACAGCTTTCGCTTCTTGGGTGCGCAGGCTGGGTGGCTGTTGCAAATACGATATCCAATCCGGTGTGCGGAGATCCACTGATGCCGGTTGAAAAGCCGGGACAGGAATTCTGGTACACACCGTTTTATTTCAGGGGAGAATGGAACTGTAGACGGCAGATTCAGATATTTAAAGAAATGTGCGGTTCATGGATAACTCCGATTGAAGAACGCAACCCTGGGAAGATTACTTTTTATTTTGATTTCGAGAAAGGAGATTACAAATGTCAGAACAGTTAAAACAGGAACTTGAAGCTGATACTGACCGTTTAGAGGCGGAAACGGTTGCAGACAGTGAAACAATAGGGGAACAGGAAGAGAAACCGACAGAGGGCAAATTAGAGGCCCAGGAAGACGATGAATCAAAGGAAGAGGATACAGTTCCAATGGGAAAAGCCTCTCTTGTTGATATTGTTTCCGGGATTCCAGCTCCGACAAAAGAAGAAGTTGAAGCAGCAGAAGCTGAAAATGCAAAGCCGGTAAAGCAGAAAGCCAGAGAAAAGCTGGAAGCAGAAAAGAAGAAGGCAACACAGAAGAACTTTGCGGATCCGGTCATTACTTACCTGATGAAAAGATGCGAAGAGGATCAGGGGCTTGCTGAAGATGTGATGCAGGAGGGAAAGACCTGGAACAAGTGCTTTAGTTATATCGTTGAGCAGGCCAGGAAGCAGTCGAATGGCAGATCCGCTGCAGTTGAAGACCAGGTTGTATATGAATGGGCAGAGGATTATTACCACAAATATGAAAAACCGAAACCTGTTAAAAAGGAAAAAGGTAAAAAGCCTGTGATAACAAAAAAGCCGGTTACACCAACAAAAACTACCGAAAAAATCACAGATAATGAGAAAAAATCACAGGAAACAAAAGATAAACCTCAGATTTCTGAAAAGCCAGTGAAAAAAGATGCTGCTTCCAAGCAGCGGAAAACTGAAAAAACCAGTACCAAAAGCAGCGAACTGTCTGGCCAGATGTCATTGTTTGATCTTCTGTAGGAGGCTGTCGCATGGAAAAGAGAAAATTAGCAAAGATTCCGAGGGAGGAAGCCTCTGATGAAATGGTCAGATTTGCGGAAAGAGCTGCAGGCACACATATCGTAACGACCAAAGATATAGAAAAAGATCTGTTGATGGTAACATTCTATCCAATCAGAAAATTGAAGAAAGGAAAAAAAGACGCTCAGTTAAGAACGTTTTTTTCCAAGAATGATTACATATCACAAGATCTGACCGTTGAAAAAGTGAAATGGCTGACTGCAGCTTATGACAGAATGTATGATATCAGCCTTTATGAACATCATTGGGATTACAAAGAAAGCACAGGCAGATGGACGCCGAATATGTTTTTCTGGACGGATGCAGACATTGATCGTATGCGCAGCTTTTTCAAGGAATGGAGCACAGAGAAAGATGCAAGAGACTGGACAGCTGTGACACGCTTTCAGGATATGGTCAAACAAAAACGTCTTGATGAAAGACATGCCAAAGAAACCAATCCAATTGATGCGCTTATGGAAACGGTCAAAGAAATCCCTGATGAATTTAAAAACTGGGTATCAGATAAGGCGATGTCATTCAGCAGATATCTGATTTACTCAACAAGATCAAAGAATGAGGCTCTGGTGCATTGCACTCATTGTAATGGGGTGACACTGGTAGACAGAACGAAAATTCGGTTAAGAAATAACGAGAAGGGGATATGCCCCCTTTGCGGAAGTCCGGTCACCATTAAAGCCAGAGGCAGGATGCCGGCACGCATATGTGACAGGAGGATTGTTTCATTTATTGATCCAAGAGAAGAGGGGTTCCTGTGGCGGTATTTTACAGCATACAGAGAAGTAAAGCCGGATGGAAAGACAAATGATGGATTATTTGAGATCGTAAGGACATTTTACAAATTTGCACCGAACGGAACGCCATGCACCAGCAGTTATGAATACAGAGAGTATAAACAGACTGGTATTGTACGGTGGTGCACAGATGAAGGATACAGAGAAAGTTCATACTGCACCTTATATCCCGGAAACCTGCCGGAAGCATGGAAAGACACTCCGATGAAATACTCGGCACTGGAAATTTTGGCGGAGAATAGACCGAGTGAACAGATACATTATGCAAAGGCAATCAACAGATACAGAAAGTTTCCGCAGCTTGAATGGTTTATAAAAATGGGGCTGTATAAACTGGCCGCACATCTGATCAACGAGTTTCACGATGGTGCTTTTGGGTATGAAAGCCGGAATGGAATTAGGGGACTGAGAAAAAGTGGAAAAACAATATTTGAAATTCTTGGCCTTACGAAGGAAAACACGCGAATACTGCAGTCTATTGATGGAAACATTGATGAACTGAGATTATTGCAGGAAGCGCAAAGCTCTGGTTACAACCTAAAAGCGGAAGAACTGGAACGGTTCTATAAACTTTTCGGATGCAACACAACGCTGATCCGGAAGGAGAACAGGAAATCGACCATCCATAAGATCTGCAGATATATTGAACGCGAAGGTGCTGATTATCGCGTGGGAGAGAGCGGACAATGTTGGCGATATTCCTATATGCAGTGTAAAGAAAGACCGGATATCAGAGAAGAACGTCTGCAGAATTGCGCTAAGGACTGGCTTGATTATTTGAACTGGTGCAAAGAACTGAAATATGATCTCAACAATATGTTCTTCTATTTTCCGAAGAATTTCAAGAAAGTACATGATCGGACAGCTGCGGAATATCAAGCATTGCAGGATAAAAAGGCAGCGGAAAAGAAACGCCGGGAAGATGAACGGATAAAGCGGGAAGCCGAGGTCATGAAAAAACTTCTGGAGGAAATGCTCAAAGAGAATGCCGGTATAGACAACGCTTTCTTGATAAAAGGAAAAGGATTGATATTGAGAGTGCCAAGAGATACACAGGAAATCAAGAATGAAGGAGCTGCCCTTCACCATTGTGTTGGAACTTACGTTGACCGAGTGGCCAAAGGGCAGACACACATCTTCTTTGTGCGCAGAGTGGAAGAACCTGATACACCATATTTCACAATGGAATATAACAATGGTCGCGTGATCCAGTGCAGGGGAAATCACAACTGTGGGATGCCGGCATCGGTAAAAGCTTTTGTAGCTGCATTTGAGAAGCTGATGAAAGAACGAGAAGAAAAGATGGAAAGGAAGTGCGGATAATGGCGAAGCAGAGCATCAGAAGTATTCGAAAAGGAAGCGTTCAGTGGAACGAAGAAGACCGATTGCAGATGGTTTCCATGCTGGCAAAAGCAGGATATGCAGTCCAGATTGTCAGAAAAGAAGTTCCCGGAGGCGAAAACAGAAAATCAGCTCAGTACGAATATGTGATCGAATACGGAGAGAAGGTGGAATGATGAAATTCATAGCCAGGAAACCTGTTGTAAAGACGAGGGTTTACAAGAGATACGGTCTTGTATGCGTAGAATATAAGCCATGCTACTGTCCGAGGTGCCGGAATATATTAAACGCAGGACCGAACTATCAACCGAAATACTGTAGCGAGTGCGGACAGAAGATTGACTTCTCAGAAGTGAAGTGGGAAGAAGAAAGAATTCTTGAACATGCAGAAAGGAGTTTGACAAATGAATAAGAGCGGTATTGAATGGTGCGATCACACATGGAATCCAATCACCGGTTGTCGGCATGGCTGTTCTTACTGCTACGCCGACAAGATGTCACTCCGTTTTTGCGGAAACATGAAACGAAATATGCTCCAGACAGGGCAATATCGAATAGAGGGAGATCTGTTCGTTCTGGATGAACCGTTCATGAATGAAGATGGAAAGCCTGTCATATATCCATTTGGATTTGAACCGACATTGCACAGATACAGATACGATACACTGGACAAGCTGAAACAGGGGCAGAATGTGTTTGTTGGAGCAATGGCCGATATATTTGGCGAATGGGTGCCGGACAGTTGGATAGACGATATCTTTGGTATTTGCGAAAAACACCCCCAGCACAATTACTTGTTTCTTACCAAGAATCCGAAAAGGTACACCCAGTACGGTGTGCCTTCCGGAAAAGGAAATATGTGGTATGGAACAACTGTGACGAATAGTGAGGACATGGAACGGATATACCAGCTTCCAACTCTGCTAAACACTTTCGCCAGTATAGAGCCATTGCTTGAAGATATAGACGAAAACATTTCTGCACTGAAATATTTGAACTGGATCATCATCGGCGCCGAGACAGGACACAGGAAAGAGAAAGTGATTCCTAAGTTCGAATGGATCAAGAGGATTGTTGTAGAAGCTGATTACAATGGGATACCGGTATTCATGAAAGACAGTCTGGTTCCGATTATTGGCGAGAAGAATATGCGCAGGGATTATCCGAAGGAACTGCAGATTCGTAAGAGAAGCGAGAAAGTTAATAAAAGACTCAGCGGCAGTTGTATGTTGTGCGGAAAGACAGAAGATAAAAACAAGATGGTTACCTTGACAGCAAGAGCGGTCAGGGGCGGCAAGGCGGCATCGTTTGGCCATATGTGCCATTCCTGTTTTACAAAATGGCTGACTGCTCACAATATACCGGTGCCGGACCTGGAAAATAAAAAGGAGATTGAAGATGGCGAAGAGAAGCTGTAGAAGAACAACTGATGAAAACCTTATTCATAAAAAAGCTGTGGAAATGAGAAAGAAGACAGATGAACAGCTTGTGCATTATGTGGAAGATCGTGTGGAAAAAGCACGAAGTGAGGGCTTCAATTGTGGAAAAGCCAGTGTTCCAAAAACCGGAGAGGGAGCAAAGGAGTTTATCGCATTCCTTCAGCTGAATAAGATTCCGGGAATTGGAGCAGTAACAATAAACAAACTCATAAAGGTAGCGGAAGAAAATGGATACTTATAAGCGTTCGATAAGAGGTCTGCAGAGCAGATCTAACGGGGAACATTTTGAGGGAATGATAATTGCGGCATCCAGATTCTATGAAGAAAGAGGAATTGCAGCAGTTGATAAAACTCCGGAAGCATTTAAGGTACTGAAGGCAATGGACAGGAACAGAGGGCAGTTCATCTGCTGTTTCACTAAACAGGCTCAGCCTGATTTCAAAGGAATTCTCATGGATTCAACCATGATCTTGTTTGATGCAAAACATACGGACAAGGATAAGATCGGCAGAGATGTAGTTACTGCTGAACAGCAGGCGTGCTTTGAACGGTATATGAAGCTTGGAGCAATGTGCTTTTTGGTTGTGTCTCTGGAATTTAAAGAATTCTACCGAGTTCCGTGGGTGGTGTTCCGGGACATGAAGAAGATTTACGGACACAAGTACATGAACCGGGAGGAGCTGGAACCTTACAGGATCAAATATTCAAACGGAGTGGTGAAATACCTTGATGGTATTGTCCTCCGGGAAAGGAATGAAGATGAAAGTACAGAAGTATGAGATTGCCAGAGTTATTGACAAATTAAAAAGTATTGTGCAGAAGAATGACCAGTTTCCGGCACTGGGCGGGATTCTGGTAAAGGACGGGTATTTAATTGCCTCCAACTCCGAGATCACAATGAAGGTCAAATTAGAGGCCTCAGAAGGCAGTTATTTTATTATTCCAATGAAAGCCTTTGACTTGATCAAAAATCTTCCAGATGGAGAAATCGACATCAGCGCAACTGACAAGAATGTAGTTATGATCAAGATAGGAGCAATTAAAAATAAATACCAGAGTTATCCTCCGGAAGAATTCAATTTTGATATTACAGAGGATCCGGAAGCGGATGGAGTGGAATTGAATGGCAAAAAGATCATGGAGGCTATAGGTCATGTTATTTATGCAGCAGCTGACGGCGGTGCGAATACACAGATGACCGGAATTTATTTTGAAGGTACAGACAGCGGAGTTTCCCTTGCCGCACTGGACGGGCACGTGGTCGCAGTAGATTCTGTTAAAGCAGAAGGCGCAAAGGACATGAAACTGATCGTGCCGAAGGCAACCGCCAAGAAGTTGATTTCCATGGGCGTGATCGACGATGTGACACTTACATACACCAAAAACAGTGCAGTATTCAAATCTGACGAATACACCATCTATACCAGATTGATCACAGGAAATTATTTTCCGTATCAGAAGATGTTTACTGATGGCGAAATCAATACATGTGCATCTCGCACGGCCCTGATCGGAGCAATGACCAGAGCAAAGATGTGTACAGAGGAAAAGCAGCCGGCAGTATTCCAGATAGAAGACGATGTGCTGAATATCAGTATTCGGGATAAATTGGCAGATTATCAGGAACAGGTACCGCTCCAGGAAACCGTATGCAAATCCATACGGTTGGGATTTGATTCCAAACTGGTTCTTGAAACGCTGAAAGCTTTTACCTGTGACAATATTGCACTGGGCTTCACCAGCCCAAGAACACCGATGATTGTGGAAGCAGAGGACAGCGACATGAAAGCCATGGTGCTTCCGGTTGCGATAAGGGAGGCGTAAACATGATTGAGATCATATCAGTAAAAGATATCAAAGACGCAACACCAGAGGAACTTGCAAATCTTCGCCGGAAGGGACTTCTTCCGGCGGAAGGAACCAGGAGAACATCTGGAAGACCTCTCAGCCCGTATGAGCGAACCAGAGCACAGGTGGCTGCTACTGGAAATAGATGGGCGATGGAAAACTTTATTGCCACGCACAGCTGAAAGGGGATGAAATAAATGAATTTGTATAGATATTATCAGCATGATGGATTCCGATGCGAAACTACAGCCGGAATTGTTAAAGCAAAAGACATGCAAGAGGCTGAAAAAATCGTAAAAAACCATTACGAAAAAGCATATCGAGGAGAATTCCAGCGCGATGGTTGGAAGCTGGAAGAAGTTGAGTTTTCTGATGATGGATGCAGCGAAATTTATTACGGGTGATTAATATGGCGAAGGTGTTATATAACTTATGCAAAAGGAATGGGACAGTGATGGAGTACTCCATCACTGGATCCGAAGTAGCTGAATTGATTAGCTGCAAAAAGCAGGATGTTTATAATTCTACGAGCTACGGCCAGATGATCCGGAAAGAATTTTACGTTGAAGTTGTAGACCGGCCACTGAGCCGAACGAAAGATCTTACATTACTTTTGGAATATGACCGGGTTTGTAGAGAAATTCTTGAGAGGTGTGGATGATGAAAGTATATAAAGCAGTGCATGAGAGAGAAAACAAGTGCAAGGAATTGCACAAAGAGATGAATATGAATGTAGGCCCGACCAGACTGGTCCAGCCGGACTTTTACCTGTTGGTCGATGTCGATGATATTCAGAAACAGGTAAATGCATTGAAAAATCAGGTAAACAGAATGAAGAGAACAGAAGCAAGGAGGAAATGGCGTTATGGAAGAAAAAATCATTAAGATACTGGAATTGGTCCAGATGAAAGAGGAAGGAATAGTTGAATTTACGGCGGAATCAAAAGCCTTGATCCATGAAGCTGCTGAAGAATGTCGGAAGCTTCCTTTGTACCAGGACAACAAAGACAAGGAGGAAACGTACAAAGAAGGGCTGACGGCGGGACAGGTATACGCTGATATGTGCTTCAAGATCATCAATGCCCCAACACCGTTTCATATGATGGCAGTACCTAAAATGATGCTACCGGTGATTGATGATAAATTGCAGGAAGAATTGAAAATGGAGGTAGAACATGACTGAATTAAAACCTTGCCCGTTTTGTGGTAGAGAAGCAGAGATAATAGCTGAAACGAAAAGAAATATCGGATTTACAATTTGGTGCGAATGCAAGGAGTGTAGCGCAAGAACTGAAGGATATTGCCCAAATATGGAAAACCCAGCGCACGCCATAAAAAGTATAGAAAGGTGTAAAGAAAAAGCGATAGAAAGTTGGAACAGGAGGACGAACGATGAGGTTGATTGATGCAGATAAACTTATTATGGCATTGAACGATTATGCACTGACAGAAGCGCCGGATGAAAGAGAATGTGCAGGTGAGAGAAGAATATCTAGTGCGGTATATTCTGCAATCCAGAATTGCATGAAAGCAGTAGAAGAACAGCCGACTGCTTTTGATGTGGAAAAGGTTACGGATGAAATTTTAAGAGCAAGCTGTATAGCAAGACCCATGGGGTGGAATCGTAAAAGAGAAATTATTGAAACGCACACGGCAATTGAAATCGTGAAAAGCGGTGGAGTTGAATGAGAGAAATTCTTTTTCTTGATGAGTTTGATCTGGAACATTATGAAGCAATTGGCAACATTTTCGACAATCCAGAATTAGCGCAAGGAAGTTTATGAGCCGGGATGATTACGCTTTTCCTTGCGCCGGCTGTCTTTGCGACCATTGTGCGAACAATTTGTACAGTTCAGACCAAATGGCGGGAGAAGCAAAGATATTTTGCTATGTTTGCGAGGAATGTCGATACTATGATGGGAACTTAAAAAATAAAGATATGAGATGCAAGCAGTGCGAAAATTATATCGTAACAAATGAACATGCTGAACGTTTGAGAAAAAAGATAAAGGTGGTAAAGAAATGAGGAAGATTAAGGAGAAACGTATGCAGAGTTATGTCCTTAGAGCCAGAAAAATGGTCCAAGAAGGAAAAAACAAAGAAGGGGCAGAAATGCTTAGTGAAGGATTGAACTATTACAGTAAAAATATCATTAAAGCTCTTACGCCATATGCAACTGCAGACGCCGGAATTATTTCTATGGTCCTGCGCAACTTGGCAGATGGTATCGAAAAGGATAATCCAGGAGCAAAAGAACTTCGCATGTGGACAGAAAACAACACCACAAAACCTGAATTGCAAGAAACAATTAAGGTAAAAAAACCCAATATGAGGTAGAAAATGACAAGAACTGAAACAACCAAATTCCTCGGAAAATTACTTACAGATACTCGCCTCGGAGGGGCTGGCTCGCACTGGGCCAGCGAGGTTAGTGTTGATCCATGGACACCGAAGGCAAGGCGGGTGGACTACATGGAATTTTCTCCGGCGAATCAATGCTCTGTGTCAGGAATAGAAAAAGGCATATTCACCTGCTATGAAATCAAGAGCTGCAAAGAGGATGTTTATAGCGGTAATGGTTTGAATTTCTTCGGGGAAAAGAATTACATTGTAACTACGATGGCGTGTTACAAAGACATTCTACCGGATTTCCGGAGTGGCAGATTTGCTAATTACATGAGCGAAAAGCACCCGGATTCGTCAACTTATTATGGCGTTATGGTTGCTATTCCGTTTTGGGGAGAGGCTACTGAAGAATTCAAAGACCCCACGCCATTAAGTGAGGACAGAAACTGGAAGTTGGAAATTGTATTACCTTGCAGGCAAGGGATAAGAACGAAGTCTATGACAGAATTACTGTTCTGCATGCTACGGAGCGGGCGTTAATAGGAGAGATTATAATGGATGTAAATGTACATGAAATTATTGTTTTAAGGGACAAAAAGGTACAGGCACGTACCCATAAGAAAAAGAGAATAAACAAAAAATGGGCAAAAAGATACGGTTTTAAAACATATGAAAATCAGTTGCTTGAAAACGGACAAATGATTGTAATGGGTCGGGAAATATACATGAATGAAAGAACGTACAAGGCATTGAAAAAACATGTTCGTTGACATTAAGGGGCAATCATTGAGAGGAGAATTAAGATGGCAATATTCCATAAAACATTGCAGCATCATGAAGATACAACAGAGAAAAGAGATATTTCTCAGGAAGATATAGAATTTCTGAAGAGATTACAGCTTGAGATGAATACTCAGGACACAACAGGAACAGCGGATCCTCGCTTCTGGGTTATTAAAGGCAGCGAGAGAGTAGTTGACAATGAAAATCCAGATGAACTTGTCCTGCAAGTAGATGGAAGCACCGTTACAAGCACAACGGAAGAAACAGTGAAGTATCTCAATGATAACATCTTGCCAGACTGCAATATCGATAGAGAAAACTGCAAAATTGAAACAGGGTACACATGGGATTTTAAACTGACGTACACGGAAGATGGAGAAGAAGAGTATGAGGATTTGTCAACGCAGGAAGTGAATGAATTTCTTGCCAACAATGGACATGATGGTACCATGATAATTGGTATTTCGATCAGACCATTTATGTACCCAAACACGATGTTTCTTACAGAGAAAGAAGCCAGGAAACATCTTGAGAGAAATTATTATCATTACTCAGAAGACGCACATACATATTGCATGGTTGCGTGGAGATCCCCGGAAGTAGAAAAATTATGGAAGATATTACGGGAAACAAAATGGGATTGCAAAGACAAAGAGCTTGAAAGCCATGAAGAAAAGTACATTTTGCATTACTGTATTTCTCTCATGCAGGAGCTGGTCGGATGTTTCGAAGAATGGTACAGATGGGTACATGGAGAAAATGCAATAGAAGAGCTGAGTGAAGAAGAAAGGTTCTGCTATAACATGTCGTATTTCCATATCGTTCAGGAATTGTTCTTGTTCAGGACATATCATTCCGGAGGGACATCAACGATGGCAAAATGCAGACAGCTTGGCGTTGATAGTGGAGATAACATTGAATTTAAGTTCAGCGAGGGGGAAGAGGATGACAGGTAAAGAATATCAGAATTTGGCCATGAGGACAAATGACCACAAAAATTCTGACAGGATAATTAAAAAGATTAATAATAACCAGCTTGTGAATAGTGACGAGCTGATCATACCGGATATTGGGGGTGTGCTGAATGGATGCCTGGGGCTTGCTGGAGAATCCGGAGAAGTATTAGATTTAATAAAAAAATGGGTATTTCATGAAAATGAGTTACATGTTGAACACTTGAAAAAAGAGCTTGGAGATGTGATGTGGTATGTTGCTATGATATGCGAATCCATGGAGTTGGATATAGATGAGATATTCCAGATGAATATAAATAAGTTGAAGGCAAGATATCCAGAAGGCTTCGATCCAGACAAAGCGAATCATAGAAGAACGGATGACATTTAAAGAAATAACTAAAGTAAGGAGAAGGACTGTTGGAATTATGTTAAAAAAATATGCGCTGAAAATGGGAGTAAGACCTTGCCCTTTCTGCGGAAAATATCCGACAATAGAAGGGCTTGCAGATAATCCAGGAATGTATGCAATCAGCTGCGAAGGAATCGAGAGCAATAGAGACAAAATAGGAGACCTTACCACAGAATGTGATCTCGTATCATTTGCTGGGAAAAACATATCAAGCGTAATAGAGGCCTGGAACAAACATTGCAGAGAAGCGGAGAGGTGAACGAATTGAGAAGTGTATTATTTTATATCGCAGGAGCTGCTACAGTAGGAGCGTTTTTTACATTATGGTGTGCCATAGCAGTACAGAGAGTGAGAAAAGAGAGTGAAGCATCCAAGTACGGAGAGCTTTGTGCGAGGATTCAGAAACAGATCGATGAAACAAGAATGAGAATTTCTTCTGTGAAAATGCAGCTTCATATAGCAGATCATGCTCTGGATCAGGCATTGCTCCAGTGGAAGTATGAGTATTTGATGAAACAGGAACAATGGCTTATCGAACTGATGTGCGGAAAAAGAGAAGAAGAAAAGCAAGAGGAAAAGCAATGAAGTGTAGTATCAGCACATATTATAAGATTTTGGACGCAGAATTATATAATTATGATGATGGTTATATGCAGCTGAATGTCGATATTGATACAAAAAACATCGATCTTGAAGAATATGTAAGCATGCAGAAAAAGAGCATTGCGGATATGTGCAATGTGCCGGAAGAAAAGGTAATTCCAATATCTCGATTAGAGTATGAAACATATACAGACGAGTAAAGAGAGGAAGCCCATATGTACAGTAAATGCCAGAAGTGTGGAAAGAAACTGACGGATCCCGAAAGCATCAAAAGGGGATATGGACCGGAATGTTGGAATAGCCTGACTACACATTATTACCGAAACCCTGTTGACTGGGAAAACTACAGAGTACCTGGGCAAATGAACATTGAGGATTTTTTGGATATGGGAGGTGGGGACAATGGCGATAAGAAAGATATGCCCTGAATGCGGGCAACAGTACGGCGCCAGACCAGCAGTGTCGAGAAAGGATAGGAAAACAGAAATATGTCCTGACTGTGGAACAAAGCAGGCACTTGACACTGTGAGGGATTTGTTGGGACCGGAAATGACCGATCAGCAATGGGAAGGATATAAAAGTGGATTTTTAAAAAGGTCGAGGGAGGGACAGCATGGACAGAACACTTTATAATGCCAGCGGGTGTAAGGATAAGACCGCTCATGATGCGATTTGTTCTGCATCAAAACCGCAGACACAGGTTTTCAGATCTGACTGGACGCGGAGAGACAACGAGGCAGATATGTTCGTAAAGATGGTGAAACGTCTGGCAAAAGGATTTAATTTTAAACTTTGCGACAGAATTCGATTTGAGGATCCGGAAACAGGAAAGAAATATTTGTGAGGTATGGCATGGACACAGAGAAAAAAGTACAATTCGTAGCACTGACAAAAGAGGAAATTGATGCAATGATTCAGCAGGCTGCCCTTGCCGGAGCGCAGGTTGCGTCTGATGCAATGATGGTAGGGCAGAGAAAAAGCGAGAAGGAGAAGATTGATCGTCGTTTGCATAATACTGATTTACTCCTTAGAAATTACAGAACTTTAAAGGCGAGCTACGAAAATGCCGTCTACAAGTCCAAGGAAGGGGAGGTTACAGAGGTGCTGGAAGACATCATGACCATGAAAGATGATAAGGTCATAGTGGAGAGCATCAAAACTTCGGCCAAAAGAACCGCTATCATGGTACAGCATATTGACAAAATGCTTGATGTATACCGTATCTATTGTAGCAAATTATCGGAAAAAGATAAGAGACGCTATAAGATTATTAAAGCCCTTTACATATCAAAGACGCCAATGACAATTGCAGAAATTTCAAAAAAATTTTCGGTCAGCAAGGTCACTGTTTACGAAGATATCAAAATTGCGAAAGAGCGCTTATCTTCGCTGTTTTTCGGAATTGACGGTCTGAAGTTTTTTTAATAAAATCAGAATAACGGAATCTGTTAACTTAACATTGACTTAATAACGAAAATGGTGTATGATATGCGAGTAAAATTTTAATCAAAAGCCATGAGCCACTGGGAAAAAACCAGTGGCTTTTTTAATGCAATCTTGGGAGGGAGGAAAGGATAGAAAGATGGGAATGCTCCTTTAAAATATTTTAGAGGAGATTACGCATGAATGGAGTAACAATATTATTTGTATATGCAGCTATCATGATCCTGGCAACAGTGATCCTGACAAAGAAAGAAAAAAATGTGGAACGCTTCTGTGTTGGAAGCCGTTCTGAAAACTGGCTGATGTCGGCTCTCAGCATTGCGGCAACATGGATCTGGGCTCCGGCATTATTTGTATCAACTGAGAAAGCATATTCTACCGGCTGGGTTGGCCTGTTCTGGTTTCTGGTTCCGAATGCCCTTTGCCTGGTGATATTCATTCCCTTTGCAAAGAAAATCCGGAAGGAAATGCCAGAGGGAATGACACTGTCTGGTTACATGAAAGAAAAATACCAATCCGATGGAGTGAAAAGGGTTTACCTGTTTCAGCTGATCGGACTGTCTGTTCTGTCAACAGGAGTTCAGCTTCTTGCGGGGAGCCAGATTCTTAGTGCAGTAACAGGAATTTCGTTCAAAACCATGACTATTTTGCTCGCTTGTATAGCAATTTCCTATTCTCTGTTCTCTGGAATTAAAGCATCTATGCTTACAGATGCTATTCAAATGGTATTCATGCTTGTTGCATGTAGCCTATTTGTAATATTCGGAGTAAGAAATACAGGAACACAGGGCATTATACAGGGCCTGAGTGGTATATCAGGAGACTGTACAATGCTCTTTTCTGGAAAAGGAGTAGAGATTTTCTTAGCCTTTGGGCTTCCGACAACGATAGGACTTTTATCCGGGCCGTTTGGAGATCAGAGCTTCTGGCAGAGGGCATTTGCAGTAAAAAAAGAGAAGCTGGGAAGAGCGTTTCTTCTTGGAGCAGTTCTTTTTGCGGTGGTTCCACTGTCAATGGGAATTCTTGGATTTATGGGAGCCGGTGCAGGATATCAGGCACAGAACCTTGGAATCATCAATTTTGAATTGATCCGCCACTTTTTCCCGTCCTGGGCAGTATTGCCGTTCCTTTTCATGATTGTTTCCGGCTTGCTGTCTACAGTGGATAGCAACCTGTGCGCAGTATCTTCGCTTACGACAGATATTGCAGGAGGAAAAGACATCAGGAAGACCAGAGCTGCAATGGCAGTGCTTCTGATCACTGGCATTCTGATTGCAAATATCCCGGGAATTACAGTGACACATCTGTTTTTGTTCTATGGCACACTGAGGGCGTCAACATTACTTCCAACAGTCATGACACTGAAAGGGGTAAGACTGAATGCAAAAGGGATTATCACAGGTGTGGTTGCTGCACTGGCTGTAGGGCTTCCTGTATTTGCCTACGGCAGCGTTTTGAATAGTGGACCATATAAAACACTGGGAAGCTTGCTTACAGTCCTGTTGAGCGGAATTATTGCCTTGGCCGCTTCCGGAAAGGAGAGACGCTATGCTCGGTAGAAAACAATCCGTTCGAAATAATGAAGACTGGAAGAATGCGCTTGATCACATTGAAGAGACGGTGTCAAAGAAAGAACTGGATTCCCTTGTGAAAAAGACAGTGAAAGACATCAAAGAGAAATGCAAGGGGAAAAAGGCAGCCTATGCATGGAGTGCGGGAAAAGACTCCCTGGTACTTGGAGAGATATGCGAGAAAGCTGGCATCGATCAGAGCGTCCTTGTGAGATGCAATCTGGAATATCCGGCATTTATTGCATGGATAGAGCAGAATAAACCTTCTAACCTTGAGATTATCAATACCGGACAGGACATGGAATGGCTGAAAAAGCATCAGGATATGTTATTTCCGGATAAAAGCAATAAGGCAGCGCAGTGGTTTCACATTGTACAGCATAGAGGACAGGCGCGATACTATAAAGAACATCAGCTGGATATACTCCTGCTCGGACGCAGAAAGGCAGACGGCAATTATGTTGGAAAAGATAATATCTACACTAATTCAGCCGGAATCACCAGATACAGCCCTCTCGCAGAGTGGAGACACGAAGATGTCCTTGCGTATATTCACTATTATGATGTGAAACTCCCGCCCATATATGACTGGGAGAAAGGATATTTATGCGGTACACATCCATGGCCTGCCAGACAGTACATGGAGACAGAACAGCAAGGTTGGAAAGAAGTTTACGACATTGATAAGACCATAGTTGAAAATGCAGCACAGCATTTCGATGGAGCCAGAGAATTTTTAAAAGCTATCAAATAGCCGGTTGCAGCCGGAAGCCATTGCCCTTCAGAAATGGAGGACAAGCAAGATGAAAGTAACAATCAAAAAATTGAGTGTTCTGAAGCATCCTGAGAAAAATGTCAGGATTCATTCAGAACAGCAGATCAGGGAACTGAAGAGATCACTTGAAAAGTTTGGTCAGACACGAGCGCTGGTCATTGATGAAAACAATATCATTCTGATTGGTAACGGTTTGTATGAAGCTATGGTGAGTCTTGGCTATCAGGAAGCAACTGTATATGTAAAAGCAGGGCTTTCTGAGAACGATAAAAAGAAACTCATGATAGCTGATAATAAGACCTATGCTCTTGGAATCGACAATCTGGAAACCCTGAATGAGTTCCTTGAGGAACTGCAGGGGGATCTGGATATCCCTGGATATGATGAAGAAATTTTACAGCAGATGGTCGCTGATGCGGATGAAGTTACCGAAAAACTCTCTGAGTATGGAACTTTAGATGATTCCGAAATCCAGAAGATTAAAGAAGCAAATGAAAAGAGAGAACAGAAAGCCGCAGTGGATACACAATCAGCTGATAATGGAGAGAGCAGCCCGGAAAAGCCGAACCCGCAGAACGAACAGCCAGCAGAAGAGCAGAATGCCACTGAAACCGAACCAGAGATCACAGAGACCAGAAGGTTTGTTGTCTGCCCTAAATGCGGTGAGAGAATATGGCTGTAAAACGCTGCGAATCAAACATTGATGTTGTGAAGGCTGCGGAAATCCGAATAAAAAATGTATTTGGAAATGGTCTGCCAGTGTTCTTTTCTTTCAGTGGGGGAAAGGACAGCTTGTGCTTGGCACAGTTAATGGTAAACCTAGCCAACCGTGGCGAGATTAACATGAAACAGCTTACCGTGCAATTCATAGATGAAGAAGCAATATTTCCTTGCATGGAAGAAATGACAAAGAAATGGCGCAGAATCTTTATGATGATGGGAGCTAAATTTGAATGGTATTGTGTAGAAGTAAAACATTACAATTGCTTTAACGAGCTGTCGAATGACGAGACATTTATTTGCTGGGATTCAACAAAGCAGGATGTGTGGGTACGACAGCCTCCTTCTTTTGCAATAAGGAGTCATAAACTGTTAAGACCGAGGATTGATGCTTATCAGGATTTCCTGCCACGAACTACTGTATCAGGTATTACGATGGTCGGAATCCGTACAGCGGAATCCGTGCAGCGTCTTCAGAATATTGCGTCTATGACAAAAGCCGGAAACAGAATGACATCCAAGAAGCAGGTATTTCCAATCTACGACTGGACTGATAATGATGTATGGCTTTTCTTACTGAGGAACTATGTAGATATCCCGGAGATATATCTGTTTCTCTGGCAGTCAGGATCCAGTAAACGTCAGATGCGGGTATCGCAGTTTTTTTCTGTTGATACAGCCAGAAGCCTTGTGAAGATGAATGAGTATTATCCAGATCTTATGGAGAGGGTCATTCGGAGAGAGCCGAACGCATATCTGGCCGCCCTGTACTGGGATAGCGAGATGTTTGGCAGAAGTTCCAGAAAGCGGAAAGAATCTGAACAGGGACAGGAGCAGAAAGATTACAAACAGGAATTGATAAATCTGTTTGATCATATGGAAATTTTTGATACTCCGCATAAACGGCATGTAGCAGAGAGATACCGTAATTTCTTTATTGCAGTATCTGCTATTGCAACACCGGAGGACTGCAAACATATTTACGAGGGTCTGATATCTGGTGATCCTAAGATGCGGACGTTCAGGGCACTGTATCAGAGAATATATGGACGGTATATCAATAACGCAAAGAAGGAGAGAAAACATGGATAGTAAGTTAACAGCGCCGCTGTCCACGTTGCGTTGGGTGGACAGAAATTTATTAAAGCCGAATGACTATAACCCGAACAAAGTTTCGAAAGAGAACTTAAAACTGCTTATTCAGTCTATTCTTACGAACGGATGGACACTTCCGATAGTAGTCCGACCGGATATGACGATCATTGATGGCTTTCATAGATGGACAGTTGCAGGAATGGAGCCTTTGCTTTCAAAACTGGATGGCAAGGTTCCTATAGTTATTGTGGAGCATAAAGAGCATTCAGAAGATATTTACGGTACCGTTACTCATAACAGGGCAAGAGGTACGCATTTGTTGGAACCTATGAAGAAAATCGTAAAAGAACTCATGGATGAAGGCAAAACTGTAGAAGAAATCGGTAAACAGCTTGGAATGAGACCGGAAGAAATCTTCCGATTGTCTGATTTTTCAAAAGAAGACTTCTTGAAGATGATGACAAAAGGGGTGACGGGATATTCAAAAGCTGAATTTATCACAAAAATTTAATACTGTTCTATTGTACATAGAACAAAAAGCGGGGAGAGGGAGTGCAACCTCTCCCTTTTGCGTATGCCGAAATAAGATGATGGAAGGGAGGGGTGTCCATTGGCAAGGGCAAGAAGTCCCAACAGCATTGAAGCTGAGGAAATGTATAAGAACGGGATGAAACTTGTTGACATTGCCAAGAAGTTGGACGTCCCGGCCAGTACAGTTCGACGCTGGAAATCAACCCAGAATTGGGATGGGGATGCAAAAAAGAAAAAAAACGAGCGCTCGCAAAAGAAAAAAACGAGCGCTCGCCATAAAGGTGGACAACTTGGAAACAAAAATGCTGTAGGAAACAAAGGCGGTCCATTGAAACCGGGAGATAAGATTGCAGAGAAACACGGAGCGTACTCTTCCGTATATTGGGATGTCCTTGATGAATCTGAAAAAGATATGATCGAAGATATTCCGATGGATGAAGAAATGCTCCTGATCGAACAGATTCAGCTCTTTGCCGTGAGGGAAAGACGAATCATGGCGGCAATCAATAAATACCGGAATATGAATGGAGAAGTATCTTTGTTCGGCTTCGCCAGAACTGAAGACAAGCGAGCTTTCAAATCAGATGAAGATAAACAGCTCTATGAAGAACGCATTGAAGAAAAGGTTGCTTCTGGAGATCGTCTTCCGGGTAACACATATAACATGATGACAAATATGGAAAACAAGGACAATATGATTGCCAGACTTGAAAAAGAGCTGTCAACTGTGCAGTCGAAGAAGACCAAAGCCATTGAGGCACTTGCGAAGCTGAGACTGGAGAAGCAGAAGATTGCCGGAGAAAGCAAGGGCAATGAGGTTGTTCGTGCATGGGCTGAAGCTGTAGTGAAAGCAAGGAGGGAAGAGAAACATGATGGATGATACGGCGTTCTCTGAGTTCCTTGACGAAAGCATTCCCTTGTGGCGTGATGATCCAGTCATGTTTTTTCGGGAAGTTCTGAATTTCGAACCAGATGAATGGCAGGCACAAGCAGCTAGAGACTTGGCTGCAAACCCAAAGGTAAGCATTAAATCCGGACAGGGTGTTGGAAAGACTGGTCTTGAGGCAGCGGTGTTCCTGTGGTTCGTTACCTGTTTTCCACACCCAAGAATCGTTGCGACAGCACCAACCAAACAGCAGTTGCACGATGTCCTCTGGTCTGAGATTTCCAAGTGGATGAGCAAGTCCGAACTGCTCTCTATACTTCTAAAATGGACAAAGACATATGTTTATATGGTTGGAGAGGAAAAGCGTTGGTTTGGTGTTGCCAGGACTGCTACAAAGCCAGAGAATATGCAAGGTTTCCATGAAGATAACATGCTTTTTATCGTTGATGAAGCTTCCGGTGTTGCGGATCCAATCATGGAGGCTATCCTTGGTACCTTATCTGGAGCAAACAATAAACTTCTTCTGTGTGGAAACCCAACGAAGACGTCTGGAACCTTTTATGATTCCCATACAAGAGACAGGGCATTGTACAAATGCCATACGGTTTCTTCTATGGACAGCACCAGAACAAATAAAGAGAACATAGATTCTCTTGTTCGAAAATACGGATGGGATTCTAACGTGGTCCGTGTTCGTGTCAGGGGCGAGTTCCCGAACCAGGAGGACGACGTATTTATTCCGCTGAGCATTATTGAGCAGTGCAGCAGTAAATTGCTAGAACTTGATGATGCGGACGGAATGCAGTTTGTATCATTGGGGGTGGATGTGGCCCGTTTCGGAGATGATGAAACGATCATATATCGTAACTATCATGGACATTGCAAGATAGTCCGGAACAGGCGAGGACAGAACCTGATGGCTACTGTAGGGGATATCGTACAGGAATTCAAAAAGATATACAGAGAACATCCAACGTATGAAAGCAAGGTATATGTGCAGATTGATGATACAGGACTTGGAGGAGGCGTCACTGACCGATTAAAGGAAGTCCGGAAAGAACAAAAGCTGTACAAGATGCAAGTTATCCCGATAAATGCCGCTGAAAAGATTGAGACTGATACGGCAGCAGGTAAAGATGCAGCTGAAAGGTACAATAACCTGACTACCGCTATGTGGGCCAGTATGCGAGACCTCCTTGATAACAAACAGATTGTTATTGAAGACGATGAGCAGACGATTGGTCAGCTTTCTTCCAGAAAATACACTATGGCCAGTAATGGAAAGCTTGAGATTGAACCAAAAAAGGAAATGAAGAAAAGAGGACTTGATTCTCCTGACCGGGCAGATGCCCTTGCGTTAGCATTGTACCTTGGAAAGATTAAGAAACATACCGGTAGTGCACCAAGCGTTGGAGCAATGAAGAAATTGTCAAAAGATAATTATTGGGGCTGATATAGCCAGAAAGAGAGGTGATGAAGATGAAAGAGTATGGACGGATTGGACAGAAACGCTGGGAAGGCGTGTTTAATGAAGAGTTTCTTCCTGAGCTGTCCGGAATAAGAGGCATAAAGACATATCGTGAAATGTTGGATAATGACGATACGATTGGAGCGATAATGTTTGCCATTAAGATGCTGATTCGCCAGGTTAAATGGCATGTTGAGCCGGGTGGCGATAGTGCAAAGGATCGAGAGGCAGCAGAATTTGTAGAATCGTGTATGGACGATATGCAGAATACATGGACTGACACCATCTCAGAGATTTTATCATTTCTCGCATACGGTTGGAGCTTTCATGAAATTGTCTACAAACGCAGGATGGGAAAAACAAAAAATCGAAAAACATCAAGCAAATATTCAGATGGACTGATTGGATGGCAGAAGATTCCGCCCAGAGCGCAGGATACGTTGTACAGATGGGAATATGACGATAAAGACAACTTAATCGGAATGACTCAGCAACCTCCGCCGGATTATGGATTGCTTACCATCCCGATCAGCAAAGCAATGCTGTTCAGAACAGAGAGCATAAAAGACAATCCTGAGGGACGAAGCATTCTGAGAAACGCCTATCGGTCATGGTACTTCAAGCGCCGCATACAGGAAATCGAGGCAATTGGAATCGAAAGAGACCTTGCCGGACTTCCGGTGTTGCACGCACCAGACGGTGTAGACATATGGGACGATAAAGACCCTGAGTTGGTATCTATTAATGCAGCACTTACATCCATGGTCAAGAACATCCGCAGAAACGAATATGAAGGGCTTGTTCTTCCAGCTGGATATGAAGCTGAACTCCTGAGCACTGGTGGAACCAGACAGTTTGACACGAATGCCATTATCAACAGATATGATGCAAAGATCGCGCAGACTGTAATGGCGGATTTCATCATGTTGGGACATGAGCAGACAGGAAGCTTTGCGCTGAGTGAAGATAAAACAGAACTGTTCGCAGTTGCTCTTGGGGCATTTTTAGATGTCATATGCGAAACGTTCAATAATCAGGGCATTCCGTCATTAATAGATATGAATGGTGCCCATTTTGATGCAATAACAGATTATCCACAGCTTGCACATGGCGATGTGGACAAGAGAGATATCACGAAGCTGTCTACATTCCTGAAAGACATGGTTGGAGTTGGAATCCTTATTCCGGATGAAGATCTTGAGGATTATGTAAGAGAAGTTGCCAACCTGCCGGAGAGAACGTTGTCAGATGATTCTAGAAATAAGGATGAACAGCGGGAAGCACAGAGAAGATCTCCGGAAAAAGAAGGCAAATCAGAAGTTGAACCTGAAGAAAATCAGGAAATCGAAGAAGCGAAGAAACGGTTAGGCAGGTGAACATATGCTGAAGATGCGGGCAAGGTCTCGAATGATTAAAAAAAGCGTAGAATCACAGAAGGTTCTTGAAGCTCTTGATAATTATCTTGAGAGTAACCTGGAAGAGCCGATGAAATGGCTTGTAAGGTTCTGGAAAGATCAGGCAGCGGTAATGTTATACAAAGACCTTAGAGAAATCGTGATAGGAGAAGCGGATCCACAGAGCCTGTTCGACCAATGGTTCTCTGATTATTCCGTTTTTCTTTCCTCGAAAATGACAGCATCATGGGAAAGTGCTTATTTTGCGGCGTGGAATTCAACAGCTGAATTTGTTGCTCTGGAAGAAAAGATTAGTTCAGAAATCTATGTGAGAGATTGGATTATAAATCGAACGGGTAATTTGATTACGAATGTCTGTAGTGATCAGGTGAATGCAGTTCGCTATTTGATTGCAGAAGCCCAGTCATTAGGTATGGGTAGCGATGAAACTGCTCGATATATCCGGCCAACGGTTGGCTTGACGGAGAGGCAGGCAGCAGCGAATCTGAGGCATTATAATAGTGTGAAGACTCAGTTGAGAGCAGATCATCCACGCATGAAAGAAGAATCTATTGAGAGAAAGGCCAGAACAGCGGCTGCGAAGTATGCTGAACGACAACAGCGATATAGAGCTGAAACGATTGCCAGGACAGAGATTGCACAGGCATACAATGCGGGAGCAGATGCTTTCATCAGAGAAGCTATGCGGCATGATTTGATGCCGGAAATGAAGAAAGAATGGTCAACTGCTCTTGATGGAAGAGTGTGCAAAGAGTGCCAAGCTCTTGAGGGCGTACAGATTAGTATGGATGATAGTTTTGAGACACAGTCAGGAAGAAGGAATGTAACAGTATTATTGCCGCCATTGCATCCTCGGTGCAAATGTGCGGTCAAATATGTGGAGGCAACATATGAAATCGTTTAATGAAATCATGAAGATAAGAGATGAACCGGAATCGAAAGACATACCGGTTGAAAAAAGAAAATTTCAGATCAAGAAATCCGATGATGAAAAAATGCAGGCATTCGGATGGGCCAATATTTCGATTACCGCAGATGGAGAAGTGCTGGAAGACCTGCAGCATGACATCATCGAACCAGAGGAACTGGAGCAGGCGGCGTACAAATTTGTTGATCTTTACCGGGAAGGTGGAGAGATGCATATAAGAGGCGGCGTTGCCAGACTGATTGAAAGTGCAGTATTTACAAAAGAAAAGATGGAAGCTATGGGTATTCCAGAGGGAACACTTCCAACGGGATGGTGGATCGGTTTTCAGGTAACAGATGCCGATGTATGGGAAAAGGTTAAAGATGGAACATACTCCATGTTTTCTATAGAGGGAGAAGCAAAGAGAGTAGAAGTGGAAGATGAAGAATCTGATCAATAGGCACCGGAAACGGTGCTTTTTTGATAAATAAAGCGAAAGGAGGGAATAACTTGGCGACAAAACTTGAAGGTCTGCATATAAAGAAAGTTGATTTTGTGGACCAGGGAGCTAACCAGATGGCAAATATTAAGATAAAGAAAAGCAAGGACGGGGAAGAAATTCCGAATCCGGAGATAGGTCTTTTCAAACGATTTGTGAACTGGATTACGGGTGAATTGAGTAAGCCAGGCTCAGAAATTACGAAATCAGCAACAACATTCAATGAACAGATCAATGCTGTCAGCATGGATGCGATCAGAGATGAAATCTGGTCCACTTGCTATGCACTGCAGAACTCATTGAATTCTATCTTGTGTGATGCAGAGATGGACAGCTCTGCGAAACAGACTGCAATGGAAACAAGCACAGAACAGTTTGCAGAAGCTATGAAAGGGTATATCCCGAACTGGGCTTCTGGCACAGCGACGAATATCAGAAAGAATCTGGATACACCAGATAAAACAGATCTTCAGATGGTTATGAAAGCACATAAGAATCTGACAGATATTATTGAAAAATCAAACGGAGATAATGAGAAAGGGGAATTGGAAGACATGCTTAAAATCAACAAGTCTAAAATGACCGCAGAAGAAAGAACTGCGTATGATGAACTTATCAAAAAATATGCAGTAGAAACAGAAGAACAGACAGAAGAACCGGTTGGAAAGAGTGCACCTAAAGCGGAGGATCCGGATATTGTGGATGATTCCGAAGTTACGAAAACTCAGAAGTCAGTAACACCGCCACCAGCAGCACCTACAACAGAGACAAGTGCAGACACCGGAGATGATATCTACAAAGGATTACATCCTGCTGTAAGAGCAAGATTAGAGGCTCTGGAAAAGAGAGCGGCAGAAGCAGAAGAAAGAGAGCTTCTTGATGTCGCAAAGAAATATGAGATTGTCGGAGAAAAGCCGGAAGAATTAGTGAAAACTCTGAAGTCTTTAAAGGATGCAGGCGGAACCGCATACAATGATATGATTAGCGTTCTGGACAGAAGCGTTGCTATGGTTGAGCAGTCTGGCGTATTTAGCGAAATTGGGAAGTCCTTCTCAGGCAATCCTGTAGCATCTATTAAGAAGTCTGCAGCAGAAAGTAAGATCGATACTATTGCAAAGGGATATATGGAAAAAGACTCTGCTCTGACATATAATGCAGCTCTTGCAAAAGCGTGGGAGGATCATCCAGAACTCTTGGATGAATATGAAGTAGAAGCGGGTTATTGAGAAAGGAGTGAAGAAAGATGGGTACAAACTTTAACGGAACAATGATCAACCAGTCTGTGACTATCGCAGAAAAGGCAGGAGCTGATATTGCAGATGTCCGCAATCTTATTCTGAAATATGATGAAGATGGAAATGTAGTGATCGCCGCAAACGGAACAGCACCCCTGCTCGGCTTATCTATTATCGAAGGTGGCTACAACGATATTTCTGGTGCTGAATCAGGAAAAGTAAAGAAAGGTGATGATCTTGAAATCCAGATCAAGGACATTGGCTATGCAATTGCGTCTGCGGAAATCAAAAAAGGACAGGAAGTCACAGCCACCACAGGTGGAAAGGCAGCAGTAGCTAAAGCAGGAGAGTACGTGATTGGTGTTGCCCTCAATTCTGTGTCTGCCGGAGGATACAGCAGAATCCAGATTGCAAAATATCAGAAAGCAAAAGCGTAAAGGAGGAATGTAAACATGAGAAATACAACAGCGGGAATTAAGGCTGAAATCGCAAAAGGCGTGTTCAGACCTCACACAGCACTTACTAACATGGCACTGGCTTATTACCAGAATGCCAGCAATTATTTCGCAAAAGCTCTTTTTCCAACCTGCCCGGTAGGTCTTTCTTCTGACAATTACTACATTTTCAGCAGAGAAGATCTCCTGAGAGATAACTGGCAGAGAAAACCGGCATATGGCAAAGTTGACCCGACAACAATTGGCGAAAGCACTGACAACTATGTCTGCAAAGTAGATCAGATGATTATGGGTATCGACCAGATTCGCCAGACCGACCTTTCCAGACGTCAGGGCCCATCTATCATTCAACCTAAGCAGCAGCGCACTAGAACAATTGCAGAACAGGCAAACATCCATCAGGACCGTTTATTTGCCGCAAGCTATTTCAAAGAAGGAGCATGGAAGAACGAACTTGAGGGTGTCGATAACACCACTCCAAGCACAAACCAGTTCATTAAATTCAGCAATGCAAATTCTGACCCTATTGCATTTATCGACAAAGAGAAGACCGACATGAACCAGCAGACAGGTCGCATGCCGAATCGTCTTGGTCTTGGTATTAATGTATTTAATGCTCTGAAAGTACATCCGGGCATCCTCGAAAGGGTTAAATACGGTGGAAGCACCGCAAATCCGGCATCTGTAACAGAGAATGTGCTTGCGCAGTTGTTTGGAGTTGAAAAGATTGTAGTGCTTAAATCCATTATGAACAGTGCAAGCATGGGCGCAGATGAAGAAATGCAGTATATCGGAGATCCGAACGCATTTCTACTGGCTTATGCAACTAACGCACCGAGTATCGATGAACCGTCTGCAGGTTATATCTTCACATGGGATATGCTCGGCAATGAACAGCTGCTTCCGATTCTGAACTATCTTGGAGAGAATGGTACACATACTGAGTACATTGAAGGCCTTATGGCGACAGATATGAAGAAGACATCTGACGATCTTGCAAGATTCTATAAAGCTGCAGTTTAAGGAGGAGCCTATGAAACTTGTTGCGAATAAGCCGTGCAATCTGAACGGAAAGAAGTATTTCATCGGTGAAGAAGTCCCGGTTGAAGAAGTGGTTGATTACGCCAGTTTGGTAAAGATGGGACTGTTATCAGTGATTCATGACGCTGTTCCGGCGGATAATCTTGAAGAATGTGTTGCTATGGTGGGAGAGGTAAGCTTTACCGTTCCAATTGTCAAAGGTCACGAGACGATTGATTTGGACGTTACAGAGCCTCAGATGCAGGATGCAGTAAAAACTATGCAGATGAATGCAGATGCTGCTATAGCTCATATTAGAGGGGATGTAAAGGATAATATAACCCTTATTGTAATTAACGCACTTGATTCAAGAAAAACTGTAAAAGAAGCAGCTGAATCAAAGGCAAAAGCTCTTATTGAGCAGGAAGAAAGTACAGGTGATGCCTGATGGCAGGAACTTATACATATGAACCTGCCATGATCACATCGTATGGAAAAGACCGAATGAGGTTTGAACTTGGAGATGTGATGGTAGATGGAAGAGAGAGAACTTGTGCATTGTCAGACGAGGAATACATTGTTTTATGCGATGATGTTCAGTCTGCGAAAGATTGGAAACGGGCAAAATTAAAGTGCCTTGAAAGTATATTTCGCAGATTTTCTTTTGAACCTGATACAACGGTTGGCCCTACATCATTCAAATTTGGTGATAGGGCTAAATTGTGGCAGGAAGAGTATGAGGCGTTAAGGAAAGAGCTTCGTCTTGCTTCAGTATCTCCTTCGGCGATTCTGATGAATGCGGGAGATATGAGCAAACAGCCACCACCGTATTTTTATAACGGAATGATGAGCCATGAAGAGAGCGAGGGTGATGATATATGATAAGCCCATTTGGCCTGATGTATCTAAGGCCAGGAAGCTTATGGACGGATTTTGTGGTAAGACGAAAGAGCATTCGCAACATACTCGGACATCCTGTGTCAGATTTTGAAGCGAAAGGCGAGATATCAGGAATACTTGCTGAAGCATCTACACATGAATCTGAAAGGATGAAACACAGGTGGGATCAGGAACAACATTCTTTAACCCACACTCTTGTTATCCGGGATTCTGCAGATGTAAAGCAGGGAGACTATTTGACTACTGCGGGCAGAACCTTTCTCGTTCTTTTATCTGAGGATCCCGGAAACCTTGGAGCAACTGGCTTAATATATCTCGAAGAAAGGAATGATCTGAAATGACGCCTGCCGAAGCAGCAGAAGCAGTAAAAGTTCAAGTTCAAACAGACAAGGAACGGATAGAGCAGCAGGTGATCGCAAGATATCCAAGGGCTTCAAATGCCCTTAGAAATGCTGCATTATCTGTACTGGCAAATCCAAGCCCGTCAGCTCCGGGCAGTCCACCGGGTGTTCGGAGCGGCAATTTAAGACGAAACTGGAATATGAGTGGCGGTGCGGTATGCATTACGTCAGGCATGGGATACGCTGGTTATCTGGAACATGGTACCAGCAAGATGGCAGCCCGTCCTTTTGTAGACAAGATACAGCAGACTGCATTGCCGAATATCATGGCTATATTTGCAGAGATAGGAGGCTGACATGCTGATTAATCATATTGAACGAATAGAATTCGATATGGACGAAGTACGCAGAGGAACACTCATATATGCAAAGCACAGAACATGGAAAGAAGGAATGTCTGGCATTGTTTATCATGTTTCTGAGGAACGGATAACAGTCATGTTCCCGAATGAGAAGACAAACACCCAAAATCATTTCTTCATACCTGTTTCAGAAGTTTATAAAAATGAGTGGGAAATAAGATATTCAAGCGATGGCCTTCGTACAGTTCAGGAATACAGGGAGGCTGCGAATGAATCTTAGTGAACTGATTTTTAAACGTCTTTCTGCAGACGAAAATTTGCAGACAATGCTTGCTACATATGCCGGAGCACCTGCAATTTTTGATTCTGAGTTTCCGGCAGACCAGCAGGAAGGATGGGAAGGAGCCACGCAGTATCCGAGGATATGCTACCGTATCGATATGCAGGTCAATCAGGAACGATCATCGGCGGGAACCTTGTATGTTGCAATGTATACGGATAAAACCAGCACAATAATCGAAGATATTGAAACAGCTGTGAAGCACTGCCTTCAGGACGTACTGATGAAGCCGGCAGGAGAAGCACCGTTTTGCGTGGCATGGGCGCGTACAGAATCATATGCGATTGAGGGAAAAGAGGTGTGGTGCAAAGAAATGGCATTTGACATCCTCGAATACTCAGAGCAATTCAGCACGGATCCTGATCCGGTTCTTGCGGTAGCTGCGTATATCAAAAAGATATTTCCAGAAACAATTGTGCTTGGCATAGACAATGTTGGAGATTTTGTCGAAACCTCTAAAACGCCAGTGTTCTATTGTAGGTTGGCACATTTAGCGCATACAACAGGGCATTGCATGAATACGATTTCATGGTTTATAGGGAAAATCGCAGTACATCTGATTTATCCGGGAGCTGGCACAAGGTTAAAGACACTTGCATCTATCAATCAGAAGGTAGCCATAGATGAGGAGATAATCATGCTGGATGACTCCCCTATGACTATTCAGGGATTAGAACTGAATAATAAGTCAGATTACCTCAGAGAGGGACAGCTGACTATAACTGGTAAATATGGATGTCTCAGATGCAGTGTGAAAAAACATAATATTGCAAGAATAGGCATGGAATTCACAAATTGAAAGGAGAAGCAATGGCAGAAACAAAGAAAACAAATGCTCCGGAAGAAACAAAAGAAGTTCTTCCGGCAGAGAAAGAAACGGAATATGGGGTAGATGAGCTGATTGCCGCACGCGATCAGCTTTTTTCTTGCCCTGATTGCGCGATGGTGGCACTGAAACTGTCAAAAAAGAAAAGCATGACTGTTTCAGAAGCCGAGAAGCTTGTCGAAGAATTTATGAAGAAGGAGGTCAAATAATGGCGGAATATTTCCAGATTCCTGAAGTAGGTACAAAAGTTCGACCAGGAAGTTATTTCAACGTAGATAAGAATGGTGACGATGATTCTTTCGGGGCAATTGACGGAGTTGTTGTAGCTGTGTTTAAAGCAACGTTTGGACCAGTAGATAAAGTAACAGTCTTAGAGAGAGGAGACGATTACACAACAATCTACGGAGATGGATTAACGACTGACCTGATTCGTGAAGTTCTGTACGGTGGTGCAAAGAAAGTTATTTGCTGTCGCCTTAATGGAACGGGCGGAGCTGTGGCGAGCGTAAGTCTTACAGCTGCAACTGGAAAAGTTAAGATCACAGCAAAACACCCAGGAGAGATGCCATTTTCTGTAACTATTAGAAACCGCTTAACTGACAAAGACAGGAAAGAATGCATTATCTATACAGGAACTACTGAATTTGAAAAAGTATATTTTTCAGCAGGCGATAATGAAGCTGCAAGTCTTGTAAGTGCTTTTGCAAATTCAAAGAATTTCACGGCTAATCTTGAAGAATCTGCAAAAGGAATCATGACTAATGTGAATCAGACAGCGTTTACGGGAGGAAAGAATCCTACAGTAGCAACTGCCAATTATTCAGCTGCTTTTTCACAGGCAGAAAAATATTTCTTCAATACAATTTGTGTTGATACAGAAGATACAGCAGTACATGCGCTGTTACAGGCATTTCTGGACAGAATTTATGAAACCAGTCAGTTTGGGATTGGAGTTGTTGCAGAGAAAGATAACAAAGATTTAGACGAAAGAATGAATGCGGCAGCAGGATTTGATGGTGAGAATATAGTTTATGTTCTCAATCCAAAAGTCTTTATCAATGAGGGAACTCTGGATGGATATCAGACTGCCGGCTTGATTGCTGGACTTATTGCAGCAACTCCTGCAAATCAGGCAGTGACTCATATGGTGATTACTCGATATGTAGATCTTGCAGAACCGCTTACAAATACTCAGATTATAAAAGCGGAACTGAAGGGATGCTTGGTTCTTAGTAAGTCTACAGAAGATGAGGTATGGATTGATGCTGGAATCAATACACTGATCAATCTTCCAGATAACAAAGATAAAGGTTGGAAGAAAATCCGCCGTGTAAGAACAAGATATGAGTTATTGTACAGAGCAAATGCCCAGTCCGACGCTTTAGTTGGAAAAGTCGATCCTGATAAAAATGGAAAAGCCACTATTATTGGAAAAATTCAGGGAATTATCAATGCCATGATCAAAGAAAAAAAATTAACAGCAGGAACAGTAACTGAGAGCACGACTTATATTGCAGACGCAGATAACTGTTATTTTGACCTTGATATCATTGATAAGGATTCTGCGGAACATATTTACTCATTCTATAAGTTTAGATTCAGTACCAATGCAGAGTAAAGGAGGAAAGGTGAATGTTAAATACAAGTGCTGCAACAGACGCGAGACATAGTCGTTCAGGTAAAGATGCCATGCTTTACAATGCAGATGGGGTTCCGTTTGCGCAGGTAAGCAGTTTTCAGTCGAAAACATCTTTTAATAATACCAAATATCAGCCATTAGGACAGAACAGAGAACTGGAAACAAACAATACTATTGGAGTCACGATTACAATTTCGGAGATCGTTGTTCTGGATGGCGAATTATTCAACAATGTTGTTAGTGCGGTAAATAAAGGAGAAAGCCCGGTTATGACTTTAGATGGAGTTATTGAAGGGCGTAATGGCTCCCAGGAACGCATTACATATCGTGAATGTATCTTTAGCGGTGACCAGGATCTGCAGAATGTAAGTACAGGAGATACATTATCAAGATCTTATAATCTGCACTGCAACGGGGAAGTAGAACCCCGTTCATCACTGACAATTTGATATCTGGTCAACACAAGGGTGGCTAAAACTGGCCACCCTTATTTTTATAAACGGAGGAAAATAATACATGGCAAGAACTGCAAATATCGAAAATGAAGAACCAAGAACAACTGAAATTGATATGACAGAAGCTGAGGCAGATGAAGTATTAAAAGCTGACATGGCTGCGAATGAAGTGGATTATTTGACGGGCCTCTTAGATGCAGCAGAAGATGCAGAAGGCGAAACAAAGAAGATTGAGATTGTCCGTAATGGGAAGCTTTATTTCGCTTTTTCTATTCACGCATTGGCAGATGAAACTCTGTATGAAATTCGTAAGAAATATACTAAGTATGCGAAGAACAAGAGAACTGGTACAAAGGTAGCTGAGGGAGTAGATAGCGCAAAGCTTCGTAGTTCTATGATTTTCCATGCGACAGTCACAGAAGATCAGGAAAAACTGTGGAACAACAAACAGGTTCAGGAAGCATTAAGACGGAGAGGAAAACACATTATTAATGCCCTGGATGTTATTGATGCGGTACTGCTTCCGGGAGAAAAAGAGAACGTATTAGCTGTTCTGGACGAGCTTTCAGGCTACGATACAGAAGAAGCAAAGGTTGAAACAGCAAAAAACTTATAAGGTCCGGTTATAAATCAGCTCTGTTGCACTGGATATTCCAGAGGCAGGGCATCCGGCCGGATGAAGTAATGGCTTTGCCCTCAGGGGTCAGAGCCTTTCTTTTTGCCTCCACGGAGGTATGGATTGAAGAAAATATTAAGAAAAATGAAAAGAGGTGAGATGCTTGGCAGAAACGATAAGGATAGAGATTCCTGTTAATGTGGTCGATAATACCGGTTCCGGAACGTCGAGTGTGACCAGGAATCTCACTGCAATGGAAAGAGCGTTCGAGAGAGCGGATAGGGCGGCACAACGATTCCAGCGTAGATCAGGCGTAGCGGCTGAGATAGAAATAGGAGCAGACGACAATGCAACCCCGGTTCTTTCAGCTGTTGAAAATGCTACGGAGCAGATAGATGGAGAGACGGCACAAGTTGAAGTTACGGCAGATGATTCTGCTACGCAGACGGTCAATGCTGCTTCGGATGCTGTAGAAAATTTTGACGGTACTTCCGGAGATGCCGAGATAGGAGCATCTGATGAAGCTACACCAGTTATCCGGGCTGCTCAGGATGCAGCAGAATCATGGGGAGGAAGCGTGTTTAATGCTACCATTGGTGTCATAGATGCGGCAACCGCTCCTATTTCTGCGCTTGCAAGTGCAGCAAAAAATCCGGTTGTGCAAGGGGCATCGTTGATCGGTGCCAGTTTCGGTGTGGCAGAATCGGTTAATTCCTTCCAGGACTTCGAGTCTATGATGTCGCAGGTAAAAGCTATATCCGGCGCAACAGGACAGGAGTTTGATGATCTGACCGCAAAAGCACAGGAGATGGGCGCAACGACCAAGTTTACGGCTACAGAATCAGCTGAGGCGTTTAATTACATGGCTATGGCAGGATGGAAGCCACAGCAGATGATTGATGGTATATCCGGTATTATGAGTCTTGCAGCAGCATCTGGCGAAGACCTTGGTACGACTTCCGATATTGTGACAGATGCGCTGACAGCTTTCGGATTACAGGCGGGTGATGCAGGGCATTTTGCTGATGTTCTTGCTCAGGCGAGCGCCAATGCCAACACAAATGTGTCAATGCTTGGAGAATCGTTTAAATATGTCGCTCCTGTTGCTGGCGCTATGAATTACAGCGTTGAAGATACATCTCTTGCGCTTGGTTTAATGGCAAATGCAAGTATTAAAGGTAGCATGGCCGGTACCGCACTTAAAACATCTTTGGCAAATATGGCGGCACCTACAGACAGCATGGCAGCAGCTATGGATAAATACGGAATCAGCCTTACAGATTCTGAAGGAAACATGAAATCCCTTCGAGGAGTAATAGACAATCTTCGAGGAAGCTTGGGTGGATTGTCTGAAACTGAGCAAACAGCCGCTGCCAGTACCATCTTTGGTAAAGAAGCCATGGCCGGTATGCTGGCAATTATAAATGCTTCTGAAGAAGACTATAATAAGCTCAGTACAGCGATTGGTAATTCAAAGGATGCGGCAGAGGGAATGGCTGACACGATGTTAGACAACCTTAAAGGATCCTTTACATTAATGCAGAGCGCCATCGAAGGTACGGAGAATGCCTTTGGAAAGCGGTTGTCTCCGTATTTAAGAGGAATTGCAGGTGGAATTACCGATATGATGCCTGAGATAACGAATGGAATCAATGCGGTTATGGATGTGGTAGATGATAAGGTTGCAGGCGTAAAACGCAAGATCACTGACATGACCGGTTCTGATGAATGGAAGAATGCAGATCTGTTTGGAAAGATAGACATAGCATGGGATTCAATAATCGCAAAACCGTTCGGGAATTGGGTTTCTGGAGATGGCGCGCAATTAATATCCAGTGGGCTTGGCACATTATTTTCAAGCGCAGCGGCTATTCTTCCGGGAGGTGAAAAAGCAGGACTAACATCGTGGCTAAGTGCAGGAGTTCTAGCGAAAGGAGCGGTGGCGATCGCGCAAAAAGGGAAAAGTGTAGTGGAAACCCTATCCCCTATCGGAGATGCTATCAGTAATATTACAGAAGCTGCCGGAAGCGCAAACGATGTGATGGATTTCGCAAGTAATCTGGGTTCAATGATTCCTATGGGAGCAAAAGTTGGACTTACGGCAGCGGGAATTACAGCTGCGATTATAGGAATCAAACTTGCAATCGACAAGTATAACCAGACTCAGCTTGAGAATAGTTTGGAGGAACATTTTGGGAAGATTAAATTATCTGCAGATGAAGTTAAAGATGCGGCGGCAGGAATACTGAACCAGAAATACCTCACAAACGTGGAACTGGCATTGAATGAAGTACAGAATGCCGATAATCTGCGAGCGGAGGCGCAAAAAGCTTTGGAATCGAACGATGTCCTTGAGTTCAAGAGCAGAGTTGGAATCACTTTGACAGCTGATGAACAACAGGAATATACGGATAATATTAATACTTTTGTTGAAAGTAAGATATCTGAACTGGAGAGTCGTACATTTGCGGCTCATATTCATGTCCAGACATATCTCGGAGGGACAGAAGACGGCCAGACATTAGCCCAGAACATCAAGGAATGGGCTAGAGCGGACAATTTAGAGCTATCCGATTTATCCAGTCAGTTGTCGCAAAAGGTATCAGAAGCCCTAAGAGACGGCATCATTGATGTGAATGAAGAAGAAGCTATTAGTGCATTACAGGAGAAGATGAATAACATTACTGCCCGCTGGAAAGAAGCCGAAGCACAAGCGCAGTGGGACTGGATTAACCAGAAATACGGACATATGAGTGCTGCTGACCTGGAAAGCGGTTCGTTCACAGATTTGATGGATGAAATGCGAAGCCAGCGTGAGACCGCAATGGAAAGTGTTCAGGCGGATGTTACTCAGTGGTATTCAGAATTGAATGCCATGGAAGCTGCCGGAAGAATTACTCACGCGCAGAATCAGAGTTATCAGGAGCAGACAGGGTGGTATGTAAGAGGACAGCAAGGCTCCGAATTAGCCAAGAGCCTTGAACTTGGAAGTAATACCCTGAATGATACATATGGTGATAAGATTACTGGAAACATCCAGACGCTTACAGAAACTGCGCAGAATGCCTTGAAGAGTGCGGAAACCAGCTTACAGAGCGGAGCTTATGGTACGATTGCAAGCACCTTTGATAATATGTTTACGTCTATGGATAATGGAAAAGGCTTCCTGGGAATTGGTGCAAATGCCGATCAGAGAGCGCTAAACGAATTGTATCAGTCGATGGCTCCGGATGTTAGTCAGATGGGAAGCCTGATTGACCAGTACAGAGAAGCAGGGCAGGCAGTGCCACAAAGCCTTATGGATGGGTACAAGGAAGCAATCGAAGTTGGTGCGGCGGCAGGTGACGTTGATGCGGCTTGGCAGAATTACGCAAACCAGATTCTCGAATCTGGAAGCGAAGAAATGAAGAGTGTTTTGACGGATCCGAATAATCCGATGTACGAAAGCGTACGAGAGCAGTTGCCTGATGAGCTTAGAACTGCAATTGACAGGGCTACAGCAGAAACGACGACAGATGAAATAACGCTTGAAGGGCTGAGAGCTGCTGTCGATGGAGATGTGGATATTGATAAAGATTCCTGGGTATCGGCTATGAACGAAAAACTTGGAGATCTTGCAACTACTGAAGAAGTTACGGCAGAAGGCGCAAAAATCAAGATTGAAGCTGGCGACTGTCTCTGGGATATCGGAAATGCTCTTGGCGTTGACTGGCATAAGATCGCAGAAGAAAACGGCATTGAAGAACCGTACATTATTCATCCTGGAGATGAGATTACGATTTCAATGGATACCTTGAAGGCAGAAGTGAATGGTGATGCCGCACAAGCTGCAATAAGTGACGCTATGTCTGCGTTAACAACTGAGGGAGCAGAGTTTTCTGTTACTGCCGAAGGAGTTAAGGTGGACTTATCAAACGTTGAGGTTGATTCAGAATCAGCTACAGCGCAGATTGAGGCAGCCCTTGGCATGGAATCCGGTACGCTTGCGGCGAATGACATAACTGTAACGTCTGGGGCAACGGTAACGATTCCGCAGGAACTGGTACAGGTTGATACTTCTGGTATACAGAGCGCAACCGCAGAACAGACCGAAACGGAACCGGTTGAGACAAATACAACTGCAAACGTTAATATCACTGATGCGACCACAGATGCGTCCGGGGCAAAAGAGCAGGCACAGTCAGAGGTTGAAAGTACATTCTCTGAATCTATGCCGACAGACGGACACACTGACGTAACACTCGATCAAACAAATAATGCCGCTGAAGTATATTCTGAAGTTGCAGGAGAAGTACAGTCTACATTCTCAAATCCGATTCCTGCGTCTTGTACAGTTAATGTAACTCTTGACTGGCATATCACGAACCCTAGCGCCGGAATAACAACATCTGGAAGCGGTTCATCCGTTACAGCTTCTATTGCAGGTAATGCAGAGGGAAGCATCGTTACCGGACCGTTATTATCCTGGGTAGGCGAAGATGGTCCAGAAGCTATTATTCCTCTTGGCTCAAAACGCCGAGACAGAGGCATGGACTTGTGGTTACAGGCTGGACGGGCATTGGGTGTCAAAGAGTATGCAGACGGCGGCATGATTGGTGATGTTCCGTTGTCAGGCGGTTCCTCAGACTCGACTTCTGGAGGTTCTTCTGGTAGCGGAGACAAAGGCCAGGTTGTTATTAACATGAACCCTGTCTTCAACATTAATGGAGAAGGCGGCAATGACACAGTCAATTCCATCAAAGAGAAGCTGAAAGAGCTGATTAATGAGATGTCTGGTGAACTGGCAACAAGATTACTTGAATCATATGCAAATATGCCAACTTAGGAAGGAGGGGAAACATGGAAGTAACTGTAAAAGAAGCAGCTAATAAGAAATCCAGCCTTCGTTTTCCTTCTCTTCCAGACAAAGAGATAAGGGTCAAAGGAAATGCAAAATATCAGAAATACGACATTATAAAACAGGGCGTGTTTGCATTTCCAACCGGACCTGATATAAGAACATATGAATGGGATGGATACCTCTGGGGAAGAGCCAGAAAAAAGATGTCCACCATACATACGAAGTGGCTGGATCCGAAATCTGTTATAAAGAAGCTGGAAAACTGGCGAGATAAGGGAACGGTTCTGAACCTTATCATTTCTGCCGGCGGCGGCATCAATGTTGATGTGACGATTAATAGCTTTGAATATAAGAAATTTGGCGGGAAAGGAGATTACTCTTATAGCATTTCCTTTTATCGTTATCGTCCGCTTAAAATCCAGACCACAAAGGACCTTGGCATTGATAAGAAGAAAAAGAAGACGACAACCCGAACGAACCTGAAAAAGAGTTCAACAGATAAGAAAAAACAGACATACACCATTAAATCTGGTGACTGCCTGTGGAATATCGCAAAGAAATTTTACGGATCAGGAGCAGATTGGAAAAAGATTTATGATGCAAATAAGACAGCGATAGAAAAGGCTGCGAAAAAATACGGGCATAAGGATAGTGACCAAGGGGATTGGATATTCCCTGGAACTATCCTTACGATACCGTAAAGGAGGTTAGATGGTTGACCCACTTAAATATTCTTATCATCTGGTACTTGTGACCGAGAAAAAGAAGAAATACGACATAACAAATTTTGTTGAAGATCTGGGCTGGGAAGAACTGGAAAATGAGCTTGCGGCGAAGCTGTCGTGTACGGTGAAGAACGATAAGACCACAAAGGGCAGACTCTCCAGCTTGACGAAACCTGGATGTTATCTGTACCTGTATTACCGATACAAGACAGGAACTGCACATGAAGCCATGCGTGGCCGGATTGTAGAGTGGAATCCATCTGCTAAATTGAGCAGCCAGCCGCTACAGCTGAAAGCTTATGATAACCTGTATGATCTGCAGGAGTCCGAGGACTGCGTATATTATTCAAGTGGTGCCCGGACAAAGCAGGTTATACAGGATTTTTTCAAAAAGTGGGGTATAACAATAGACAAATACACCGGTCCAGACGTAGCTCATGGCGTGATAAAGGAAGATAAAAAGAAACTTGGCACACTGGTTAAGGACATCTTGGATGAGGCGAAAAAGAAAGGCGGCGGATATTCCGTTATTCGTTCCGTAAAGGGCAAGGCGCAGATTCTGGGAATTGGCAGTAACAGCAATATCTATCATTTCGGTGAGACCGAGAACATGATAAGCGTTTCTCATAAAATAAGCACTTCGGGAATGGTCACGAGGGTGAAAATTCTTGGAGAGGCAGATGATGATAAGCGCAGACCAGTAGAAGCTACAGTTGATGGACAGACGAAATACGGTATCCGGCAGAAGATCATTACAAGAGCCAAAGACGATAGCTTGGATGAAGCAAAAAAGACAGCAAAAGAGACTCTTGAAGATGATGGAAAACCGAAAGAGGAAATCAAGGTGGTTACTGTTGATATGCCAGTTATCCGGAAAGGCGACATTGTTCATATAAAAATGTCGACGGGATCCGGTTATTACTGGGTAAAAGCAATAACTCATGACTGCGATAAGATGGAAATGACAATAAGCCTAAAGAAAACAAAGCTGAAATCTTCATCTTCTTCCAGTTCTGGAAACAAGAAAAAGACTGGAAATTTTAGTGTTGGCGATACAGTCAATTTCCATGGCGGTACACATTATGTTTCTTCGGATGCGTCATCTGGCTACCAGGTTGCAGCAGGAAAAGCAAAGATCACGCATAGCAATCCGGGCAGCGCACATCCTTGGTGTTTGGAAGGTCTTGATTGGAGCGAAACACACCTATGTGGATGGGTAGATGAAGGAACATTCGATTAACGGGAGGTAGAGGATGGCATTTGATAGTAATGATGGAGTGTCGAGACTGGCAGCAGCTCTTGATAGTAGAATGAAACAGCACGCAGATAAACCCCTATGCCTTGATTTTGCAGAAATTCAGGCAGATGGTAGCCTACTCTCGAACACTTTCCCGATTGCGATTCCAAAGAGGGATTACAGGGTGTGCAGACAGCTTACCCTTGGAAAGACGGGAGATGCATTTTGCGATGTCCGGGCAGATGAACATTCTGGAAAAGCATATCTTCCGGAATCTATGCGGCAGTTGCAGGCCGGAGACAGAGTGTTGATTGCGTGGGTGCAAGACACTGCTGTTGTGATCGACATTATAACCAGACCGGTATAGGAGGACATATGGCAGACAATAACTTATATCCGGTGGTGGATATACCGGAATATGAGGAAGAAAATGAAGAATATGATACAGAGTACAAGCCATCTGTGGCGTGGGACTTAGAGAAAGGAGATTTCGTTTGTAAATCTCCTTTTTGTATGCTCAAAAGCGAAGGACTTGAAGCGTACAAGATATGGTGCGTGAAGGCCGTATCAACAGAAAGATATAGTTGCCTCGGGTACGACGATGACATCGGCGCAGAGATGGAAGATGCCATGAAGGAAGAAGATGATACAGCAGTGGAACTGGCAATCGAACGTACCATAGAAGAGGCCCTGATGGTAAATCCACGAACTGAATCCGTAGAGGACTTTGAGTTCTCATGGGAACCATCTGTGGTTTATGTGAAATTTACAGTGTACGCAATACACTGGGAGAAATTCGATTTAGAAGTAACATTGAAAAGGAGATGAGAATTTGACAGAAGAATTTGTAACTCCAGAATTTATAGATAACAGCGATCCTGATACAATCCAGTCCCGGATGATGAATAATCTGCCAGTTGATATATCTGATATGCCGGCAGACTTTCCATATGATTTTACCATGCCGACTGCAATCGAGATCTCCAGACTGATACAGTACAACCTTACCCGAACATTGATGCTTATGTTTCCGGCGTGGGCCTGGGGTGAATGGCTTGATCTGCATGGAGTATCTGCAAAGGTAACACGAAAGCAGGCAAGCAGAGCTTCCGGGCATGTGACTGTTACAGGTACTCCGGGAACCGTGATTGAAGAAGGAACTGTCTTCTGTACGGAAGGAACAGCAGATACAGAGTCTATTGAATTTGCTACAACTGTCGAGGAAACTATTTCGGATTCCGGAACAGTTGATATAACCGTTGCGTCTGTCATGGCAGGAGCTGCCTATAATGTTACGAGAAACACTGTAATATTACAGAAACAGACCAATAAAAACATTGCTTCCGTGACGAATGAGAACCCTATCAGGGGTGGCACAGACGAAGAGGACGATGATACATATCGTGAACGAATTCTTGAAAAACTGCGTTCGGCTGAGGTTTCTTTTGTTGGCTGTGATGCAGATTATGTCCGTTGGGCGAAAGAGGTATCTGGTGTTGGTTCTGCTGTGGTCGAAGCTGAATGGAAAGGGCCTGGAACTGTTAAGGTTGTTGTTGCGGATCCGGACGGAAGTGCAGTCGGAGAAGAAACATTGCAGGCGGTTGAAGACTACATTGTATCTCCGAAGGACAGAATGAAGCGTCTGGCTCCAATTGGAGCATCCGTGACGATATCTACAGTGAAGGATATGACCATATCCTACAGTGCAGTGCTTGAACTGGAAAGCAATTACAGTATCGATAATGTAAAGGAAGCATTCCTGACAGCATTAAAGACCTACTACAGGGAAGCTAAGGACAGTGAAGAAATCCGGTATACGGTTGCATCTGCATTGTTGTCTAACACAGCCGGAGTAATTGATTTCTCAGATTTTCGTATAAATGAAAATACGAACAATATATCGGTTGCGGCAGACTATTATCCGATCACAACTGCGACGGAGCTTAATTTTACGGAGGGATAGAGATGCATATAGACAATGTTGATCTGGAACATTTTCCTACGAATGAGGTTGCTCAGAGGCTCCTGACGTATGTAACAAGAGGCTGGTACGATAAATCGTATGTCGGAAAATGGATATACGAGGTTATTGGGCTGGAACTGGAGACTGCAAGCAGGAGGATTGGCGAAGCGCAGAAGCAGGCATTTCCGGAAACAGCGGCATGGGGAATTTACTTCCATGAACTGACGTATGGAATACCTATCGACAGAACAAAAAACATTGATGATCGCCGAAAAGCAGTCGTGAATCGGCGCGATAGGACGTCCAGATCGTCCATTACGCCTTATAGACTGGAAAACATTATACAGACCGTATTTGGGCTTTCTGCGAGCGTCTCGGAGCAGGTTGAGAAGTATATCTTCAATGTAGATTTGCTTATTGGTGCTGACTATCCGATATATTCCGTCGATATTCTGCTGGGATATATCCGCAAAATAAAGCCATCTCATCTGTCAATGCAGGCTCGATATGTTATTGAAGCCGCAATATGCAGTGAGAGGGAAAGAGTTCTATTCCCAGCGTTAGATATAGGAATGCAGCATACCTGGATGGAAGGATATTCTGTGCCGTTAATAGAAGTTAAATGCGAGATAACAGAAAAGCTTCCGGTTGGAATGACTGGGAATGTAATGATCTACAAGAACCTTAATCAGTGGAATGGTGAGTATAAATGGGATGGAACGATAAAATTTGATACAGAAGTAACAACGGAGGAATTGTGATGGAAGGAAAGGTAACAGTAGTAGGAAGGACGAAAATCCTGAGAGCCAGAGCCGGAGAGATCACTCTGCCTAAGATTGTAGGATTTGCGTTTGGAAGTGGCGGCTCGAATGGTTCAACAGTTCTTAGTCCGGGAGAAACATTGAAAAATGAATTTCTTCGAAAAGCGGTAGATGGACATACACTTAAAACCAATGAAAACAAGTGTGAATATTATTGCACATTAAATGGATCTGAAGCCAACGGAAAGAGCATAAGTGAGATCGGATTGTATGACTCTGAAGGAGACATCATCATGATTGCTAATTTTCTTCCAAAAGGTAAAGATTCGAATGTATCAATGAGATTTGAAATTGATGATGTTTTACAGTAAGGAGATGATTATATATGGCGAACGTGGTTATCCCGGAGAATCCGGAGTTCAATGAAGCTTTGAGAATCATCGAGACAGAGGATCTGGTTCATGCGAATGTAGTAAATCCTATGTTTAGGACATTACTGCTTAATACTATATATCTCGAACGACGGGTAGCAAAGATGACCGAACGGATTGACACACTTGCGATTGACAATACCTATGGAGGACCAGAGCTGTCGGCGGATGCAAATATCGTAGATGCAAGCGCGCAGTTCAGCGTTATCAGGAAAACGTCGTCGACAGCATCAGTACAGACACTGTTTCAAAAAGCAATCGATGGTCTCAGAAAAGGACTCTATAGCTTGCTGATTAGAGTGAAGGTGAGCTCAAATTCAAATAACGGCCGGCTAATCGAATTAAATGTAACGTCTGGCGGAGCGATATTGGAAACCAGAACTATTACTGCAAATATGTTTGAAAGAGCAGGAGTTTATCAGACGTTTGGACTTAATGTTGAATTGAATGATACGGTTACTATTACTGCGAGATTGCTGAAAAATAGCGCAAATATAACGGTGTCCGTTGATTATGTCATGCTTCAGCCGGCTCAGACAGCAATCACGAGTTTGTAGGCGGTGGCTATATGATATCAGCAGAGAGACTTGTAGAATTGCGGGCAAAAGTAAAAAAAGAAATGGCAAGGAGAAGCTGTGTGGAGCATGGTTCAAGCGCTTCAATGAATAAATTTGCTGCAAATTATGATTATAATGCTGTTCCGGTCACTGGGGGAGACATTACAGATGAACATATACAAAAGGTTATTGATCCGCTGCTTAATGTAGCGGATTTTTTGCAGGATAACAGCCTGCAACAGAGTCATAGTGGAGCAGATGTGATCGTCGATCAGGCGGAGAAATTTGTTGATACCCTTGCAAAAATAGATAAGCAGGCAAGTGATAGTGGGTGCAGAGGACTCTGTACGGGGTTATGTGTAGGTTCTTGCACATCTGGCTGTCAGGGATGCACTGGGTGTACTGGTGGTTGCGATACCACTTGCGCAAAGAGTTGTTCAGATGGCTGTTCTACATCCTGTGGCGGTTGTTCAGATGGCTGTTTTTCTGGATGCACACATACCTGTGGTTCCGGATGTACAACCGGCGCGATGACTACATAATGAGAGGAGGTGATATCTATGGCGTGTTCAAAAGGATGTGGAACGAGTTGTGCAACGAGCTGTAAGTCCACAGCGTCTGGCAACTGCGGCGGATGCGGGACTTCCTGCTCGCGAAATTGCAGTACGATATGTAGCGGCACCTGTTCTGGTACTTGTGATAAAACATGCACAAAGCAGTGCAATCACAATTGTTCGGACGAATGTACTGGATGTCAACGGACATGCGCAGATGATTGCGAGGCAGGATGCAAAACGGATTGCCTTCAGACATGCACAGCAAATTGTTCGGACACCTGCGCAGACTGTACAGGCGGATGCGGAAACAGTTGCTTTTCGACATGCGCAGATGATTGCACAAGCGGATGCAAGGGCGGTTGCAATCAGACATGCACAGCAAATTGCATGAACGACTGCAATACCTGGTGCGAAGGCGGATGTTATTCTTCATGCACATGGACTTGCGAAGGATGCAGTAATACTTGCACTGGTACCTGCTCCGGTACCTGTTCTGGTACTTGTTCTGGTACCTGTTCTGGTACTTGTCAGGGTTGTGATAATAAGTGCACAGCTTCCTGTGCTCAGTCTTGTACTGGTTGTAGCGGCTGTTCGGGTTGCGGAAATTCCTGTGGTTCCGGATGCACAGATAGCTGCATGGGAACCTGCAAAAGTAATTGTTCTGGAGGCTGCGGAACCAGCTGTGGAGGATGCTCTACATCCTGTGCATCAAGCTGTCAGAGTGATTGTGGCGGCACCTGCAGGAATCAGTGCTACGGACAGGCGACTACACCGATATATTCATTTAATTAGGAGGAAAAAATGAGAACAGTAATTATTAAAGTAGACAGCAAAGAGGCAGAGTACATCGAAAGACTGGACTACGAAAGGGGATTTACCAAAGATGTCCTGCAGAGAATCATCGAATCACATATGGATGATCCTGGCGTTGTCAACAGTGAAACTTTTAAGGCGTATCAGAAACAGGGAGTGGAGCTGGATGCACAGTTTAAGATGGCTGTGACGGAACTTGAGCAAAAGTATATTCCAGATACACTGAAAGGTCATAAGATCAGATGGAATCTGGAATACAAAACAGCTGAATTAAAAGTAGATATTTTGTGCAATTGTGCAATTGAGGGGATTGAATGAGAAGAACAGAACAGTATTCTGAAAAACTGAGCCGGTTATATCCTGAGCTGCACGAACCGGTAGGGACAGAAAAGATTCTGACTCAGACCGTTACATTTCAGGTCACTGATGACTGCAATTTGGCATGCAAGTATTGTTACCAGACACATAAGGGCAAAAAGAAAATGTCTTTCGATACGGCAAAGAAGATGATTGATCTTCTGTTAACTGGAGAAAAGGGCATGGGAGATTATATCAATCCAAGGCGTTCCCCGGGCCTTATCATTGACTTTATCGGTGGAGAACCGCTATTGGAAGTAGGGCTGATTGATCGAATCTGCAGTTACACTATTGGCCAGATGATAGAACTAAATCATCCATGGCTTATGAAAACAATGTTTTCTATTTGCAGCAACGGTGTGTGCTACTTCGAACCAGAAGTACAGAAGGTTTTACAGAAATGGAACAATCGACTGTCTTTTTCCGTTACCGTTGATGGTAATAAAGAGCTACATGATTCCTGCAGAGTGTTTCCGGATGGTCGGCCGTCTTATGATCTTGCTATTGCAGCAGCAAAAGACTGGGTAAATAAAGGTGGGTACATGGGCAGTAAAGTTACCATAGCTCCCGAGAATGTGATGCATACATATGATGCGATCACACACATGATTAAACTTGGATATAACGAGATTAATGCGAATTGTGTCTACGAAGAAGGATGGCAGATGATCCATGCAACGGTTTTTTATGACCAGCTGAAGAAGCTTGCAGACTATATCTTGGAACACAATCTTGATATGGAGAATGATTATTACATTTCACTGTTCGAGGAAAATTTCTTTCACCCGAAGCAGCCTGACGACCTGGAAAACTGGTGCGGTGGCAATGGCGTAATGCTTGCTGTTGATCCAGATGGAATTATCTATCCATGTCTGAGATATATGGAAAGCTCTCTGGCGGGGCAGCAGGAACCATATAGTATAGGAGATGTGGATACAGGAATCTGCCAGACGGAATGCGACAGATGCCGCGTAGAATGCTTGAAGAAAATTGACAGGAGAACACAGAGCACAGACGAGTGCTTTAACTGTCCTGTCGCAGAAGGCTGTAGTTGGTGTACTGCATACAACTATCAGGTGTTCGGTACACCGGATGCAAGAGCAACTTATATTTGCGATATGCACAAAGCACGTGCGCTGGGAAATATTTATTTCTGGAATCACTATTATGAGAAAAATAATATCGACAAGCATATGGAGAATCATGTACCGGAAGAATGGGCACTTAACATTATCAGCAAACATGAATGGGATATGCTGTGCAGTTTATAACGATTTTCGATATTAAATAACAAAAAGCGATAATATCGGAAAAATGTGGTAAAAAAGAGAGGTGTTTTAAATGATAAAACAAGAAGTTATCTTTAATGTCAAAAACCTCAAGATTTCAAAAACGGAGAATATTTTCGCAACAGAAGGCATCAAAAATGTGTTTACGGCAGTATTTCAGTTTCATTCTACGGATTGGGATGGGCTGGCAAAAACAGCTGTGTTTGAAAACGCAGAAGGAACGAAAGAGCCAAAGCTGTTAGAAGAAGACAGATGTGATATCCCGGATAGCTTTTTTAAGACTTCCGGGGTTTGCTATGTTTCTGTAATGGCAGGAGACTTCATGGTGACAAATAAAGTTGCCATTATCGTAGTCAATGCCGGCTATACTTCTGGTGATACCGTAGCGGAAGCTAAGAACTACTTTGAACAGATTCTCAGATATTTTGACGCAACAAATATGAATGTCCAGAAATACGGAAAGCTGGCTGAGAGATTCGCTGTCGGATTGGCAGAAGATCCGGAGAGTCTTATGGATAACGCAAAATATTATGCACATCAGGCAGAACAGGCGGTAATGGGAATCCCTGGACAGGTGGAAGATGCGAAGAATGATATCGATGCTTATGTAAAAGAAAAGGAAGCTGATCTGAAAGGCGAGGATGGAAATGTGTGCTTTGTCGAGTTTCGCATTCAGCCTCCTTGTCTTCTTATGCGGAATAATCCAGAAGAAACGGATATAGAGTTTAGACTTAACGGCTCTAAGCTCGAATACAAATGGAGGGATAGAGGTTAATGGCAAATAAAACAACAGGAAGTGGCCAGTGGACTAACATGGGAAATGTTACGACAAACCCCGATGGAAGCTACTCTGACTCTAAAACATACAACTTCTTAGATATGGTTTCATACGAGGGCGGCTCATATGTATGCCTGGAAAACGGGACGATTGGTGTGCGCCCATCTCCTGGCGAAAGTACAGACAGATGGTTCTGTTCTTCAGTACCGGGAGAAGCAACTCCAGATTTCAAAAACTTAGTGACAGAAACTAAAGAAGCGGCCAGGACAGCAAAAGAAAAAGCATCTGAGGCGGAGACAAGTGCAAAGGCTTCAGAAATAAGTGCACAGGCGGCTTCGAACTCAGCCGGAGCAGCAGCAACTTCGGCCAGAGATGCGGAGAATGCAAAAGATGTTGTTGCCGGATACAAAAATGCGGCTGAAAAGGCTGCATCATCCGCTGCGACATCTGAGAAAAATGTAAATGATAAAATTGCTGGACTGGACAATACGTTTTCTGAAAAGACAACGAGTGCAATAGAAACCATAAACAAATCCGTAGATACAAAAGCGGAGGAGATAAAAAATGAAATAACTGCAACAAAAAATTCTATGGTGGATGCGTCTCAGAAAGCTATAAACGACACAATCGATGCGAGAAAAACTGAGATCAATAATACAGGTGCATCTGAAATTAAAAATGTACAGGCTGAATCAGCAACACAGACGCAGGGGATTAAAAGCGTAGCAGCTGAGCAGCTGGCAGCTATTAATGCAGCTGGTGGCACTTTAGAGAGTGCAATTGAGCGCTACTATGCTATGCGCCGTACTAGAGAAATTTATACGGTAGAAGACCTTGATCCGGATGTTACACAGGCCTGCACGGTAAATCGTTTAGATGCTCTGTCTGGTCTTACCTGCACACCGTCCACAAATACGACAGCTGGAGAAGACCAAATTGGAACTCTCGAAGCATTCCGCCCGATTGAAGTGAACTGGATCCTCGATGATGATGGAAACCAGAAAATTACTGCAATTGAAGGAATGCCGGGATATAAGACGACAGGAAAAGTCAATCGTGGAATCATGAACATGGGACTTTATTACAAAAAAGAGCGAAATGCAGAAGACAATGGCTGGCTGCATCATTGGTCCATGCTTCCTCGAAAAGAAGAAGGATATGTTCCGATGAAAGAATGTGTTCGTTCAGACAATACGGTGCAGGGATGGATGCTCCATCCTAAAGGAGCGGCAGTGGATATTGATGGTGTTCCATATGTAACCAACGGAAAACCCGTCAGAAACAAACCTTCGTATGCAAATTTTGCATATGCACGAAAGCAGGGTCCGGCATACTGCTTTGAAACAGATGTTGATGCCGCATGGGTTCTGGCGTTGACAATGATTAAGTACGGAACAAAGGACCTGCAGGCATATATGAGAGGATGCACAGCTTACACTGCTCAGTACAATGTCGCAGTTGCTGAAGAAAATACAAAGAGAGTAATTCTCACAAAAGATCAGGCGAATTATTTTGTTGTTGGTTCGTCGGTCAGCATTGGAAATCCAGGTTCGAACACTAACTTCGATAGGGGCTATAATTATATGCACAATATCGTTGATAGTGCAAAAATTACAGCTATTGAAAAAGTAGACGATACATATAGCGCTTTAGTTTTGGATGTGTCTGCTTCATTTACAACTGCAACTACTTATAAAGTAAGTACAATGCATTGGGAGACAGGATCCACTGATTCCGTACAAGGCTATGATGGAAGTCCTGTATCCAACACAGATGGAAAGAATATCTGCAAGATTAATGGCATCGAGATTCTTCCAGGTGGATATTCTGTGTCCGGAAACTCTATGCATATTGTTTCAACAGATGCAGATGGCAATACAGTCGATAAGTATTACCGAACCAATAATGCTAAGTTACTGACGACCAATTTAGATACGATCATAAGTACCTATGAAGAAGTGGGCATCTTACCGGAAGCATACGATGCATGGAAGTATGTAAAAGGACAGCTTGTGGACTTTGGTAAAGGGACAATGATTCCGACTGAATGGGGAGGAGGCGATAAGGCTTGGTGGGCTGATGCCTGGTATTGCGGTGGAAAACCTGCAGCTGGAACAAGAACAGGCCGGGAGCTCCTCCGGCGTGGCCTTCTGGGCAGTGGTGGCGTCGCTGGCCCGTCGTGCGTGAGTGGCAACAATGGCCTGGCGGATGCCTGGTGGAGCATCCTCGCGACCCTTTCTCCTAATGCCGTACGGGGTGAATGGCAGGCAGCAGCCTGACAGAGGGGCTGTCCCCTCCAATGGCTACAAATGATTTTAAAGTAACTATGAAATAGAATATTTTTAAGGACTTATGAGGTCCGGGAGCTCCTCCGGCGTGGCAATCTGAACAATGGTGGCATCGCTGGCCCGTCGTGCGTGAATGGCAACAATGGCCTGACGAATGCCTGGTGGAACATCCTCGCGACAATTTCTGTGTATAAAAAATTTGATACTCGACCTCATAAGCCGGCTGAAGAAGCCTATACTTGGGAATACCCGAAATACGTGATAAAAGGCCATTCCTTTCTCATGAAGTAGATTGACATCTGCAGAGTGGGAAGGGGAGACTGGCAGGTGCGCTGTCAGCCGGGACTAGTAGACAACCGAAAGTCCCTGAATCACACAGAAAGGAAAATGCCTTTATGAAGAAATGCTGCAAGAATGTAAATATTTTAGCAGATGATTTTATTGAAGATTCAATTAATGAAGCACTTGACGAAAAATGGAAACGGTCAGATGTGGCAAAGTATCTGCATGGTCGCACAAGCTCAATGAGTTTGCAGGCTATGAAACGATTGCTTCGGGACACAGACGAAAGAGATCTCATGGTATCTGGTCTGGTCCATACAGTTGCAGAAAGTCTCAGATATGAAATCCAGAACAGAGAGTTGAAAGTAGAACCTATTCAGTATGGTTGGCGGCGAGATGGAATAAACGGAAAGCTTCGAGAAATCGGAGTGGAGAGTGTAAAACAGCTTATTCTTGACGAAATAGCCAGCGAAGGACTGGATGAACTCTGGAGAAGAAAACTGGGCTATCATCAATATGCAAGTATCAAAGGAAAAGGACAGCTCGGAGGCAAAAGAGCAATAGAGCATCAGATCAGAAAGAAATATGCTCAATCTCGGTATGCCTGGAAGGGCGATGTAAGGAAATGCTATCCATCGGTTGATACCCGTAAATTGAAACGTATGTTGGAACATGATGTGAAGAACGAAGTCCTTCTGTATCTTGTGTTCTTTCTGATAGGGACATACAAACAGGGGCTTAATATCGGCTCCGGTTTATCACAGTTTCTGTGCAATTATTACCTGTCTAAAGCCTATGTGTATGTACTTAGCCTACATAAGACCAGAAAACACCGTGATGGAGCTACCGAAAGCAAAAGACTTGTATATTTTTGTATCATGTATATGGATGATATTTTGCTCATAGGAGCCCGGGAAGCTGATGTTAAGAGGGCAGCTCGGGCGTTAGAAAAGTACCTGTTGAAAGAGTACGGACTCACAATAAAACCGGATGCAGACCTATTCCCGATTGATTATCGTATTAAAACAGGAAAAAAATACGATAGTTACAGAGAAAAGGATAAGGCAGAAAGGCGCGGTAAGCCAATAGACATGATGGGCTATGTAATTTATAGGGAACACACAGAAATCCGTAGCAAGATCTTTCTACGGGCAAGGAAAGCGTATTCTGTTGCTTGGTACTGTATGAAAAATAAAATGGAAATCCCGTTACAGACCGCTTATAAATGTACAAGTTATTATGGATGGTTCAAACATACCGATTCTAAATACGCCAAGGGAAAATATAACATTGATGCTGTTTGCACAGCTGCAAAAAGGAGGATCAGCAAACATGCAAAAAGCGAAATATATGGAACGTCAGCCAGAAGTGCGCTGGCAGCCTGTCAATAATGGCATGGTAGATGTCACGCTGTGCCTGAATGAGCAGAAAGTGACAATTGAACAGGGACAGATGGAAGACTCTGCAAAGCAGATGATGTATGAATATGATTATCACCAGTTCAGGGAGTCTGCAGATAAGATCAACGAAGAAACGGTAAGGGCATCTCCTGCGAAATATATGTCCTATGTTCCGGAAGTTGAAAAGAGCTTGGAAGAGAAATTAGAGGAACTGCAGGCTTCGAACGAAATGCTTACAAGTTGCGTTCTTGAGATGTCAGAACTGGTATATCAGTAATGATGAAACTGTTGAACAACCTTATTATATTATTACAGAATGATGGAGGAAAAGAAATGATTGCAATGTTATGGGCACAGCAGATTATGCTTGGAAAGAAAACTTATGCAGAGGTACCGAGACTTCTGAAAGCAAAGGTAAAAGAAATCCTGGAAGATTCCGGAATGGGAGAACTGGCAAAAGAAGAATGACGAAACTGCAGATAATAAGTAAACAATGGTCATTGATTTATGATCTTCTGCTTTTCAATAAGGGCGAGAGTGAGAGGACTCTGGAAGATATTGAACAGGATATGGACATGTTGGAGTTTCATTGCAGGAAATATGCCGGAGCAGATGATGAAGAATTGATGATGTAAAAAGGGCCACAACAGGCTCTTTTTTTAATGGAGGTAAAACTATGTGTAGCCAAAGAAGCCCGCCGTAAGAGCAATATAGAAGTTTTAGAAATTAAATACGGAGGTATTGAAATGACGTTAAAAGAGATTTTGGAAGCTGGTGGGGGAATCCTTTTTGTTGTTCTTACATTAGTACAGGTAGCGCCAATCAAGGTAAATCCTTGGACAGCATTGGGACGATCAATTGGTCGCGTACTGAACAAAGAAGTCATGGACAAAATCGAGGAGGGAAACGCTAAGAATGCACGTTACAGAATTATTCGATTTAATGATGAGGTTAAGCATGATGTAAAACATACAGAGGAACATTTTGACCAGATTATTGAAGATATTGATACTTATGAAAATTATTGTAGCGATCATCCTCACTTTCCAAATGGAAAAGCAGTTCATTCGATTTCGAATATCAAGAAGATTTATGATAAATGTAGTGACGAACATTCTTTTCTGTAAACACTGGAGGCGGCAGGTCAAATGAAAAAAAGATTAAAAAAGATAGTTACGACTGTAAAAAAAGTTGGAACTTTGAATCTAGTGCTGATTTTGGTCGGCGTCTTTTTTGTTTGGTTCAACTGGCAGATGATTCTTGTGTTCCGGGAATGCGGAAGTATGCCGGAAACATATGCCTGCGCAGTTGTGGCGGCAACCATTGGAGAGTGTGGCATATGCGGCTGGATCCGGACAAACAAAGACAAACAGCAGGATCGGAAATGGCAGAAACAGGATGAAAAAGAAGGACGAGAACAAAATGATTCCGACATGAATGTCGGGAACATAGATGAGGAGGATAATTTATGACATTAGAATATTTTTTACTGTTACTTATGATTGTATCAATCTTTACCGGCTTAGTGACTGAAGGTATTAAGAAGTTGCTTGAAGAGTCAAAAAAAACCTACAAGGCAAATTTCCTTGCAGGAGGGGTGGCTGTAGCTTTATCTCTGCTTGTTGGAGTTGGGTACATTATTTTGATGGAGGCGCAGATTAATAGCAAGATGGCAGTATACCTTATTGCACTGATCCTGCTTTCATGGCTGTCTGCAATGGTTGGATATGATAAAGTCATTCAGTCACTTGGACAGATCAAACTCCCGAATAAGAACGAGTAGTTAGGAGCCTGTTTTAAGGCTCCTTTTTGCGAGGTGGACTTATGGATAAGCAAAATATAACTGTATTGAGAAAAATACTGTACGCAGTGGAATCTGGAGATCAGGTATATGGTAAGCAGGATTATTCCTGCTTTGCTGGGGTCGGAGCGAACTGTAGCAATGAAAAAGCTATTACGATCGGTGCGGGCCAGTGGTACGCAGGAGAAGCAAAAGAACTGTTATACCGGATTCAGAGAGCAAACCCGAAGTTATTCAAAGACATGGATAATGCAGGTATGGAAAAAGACCTGCTGATGAAGAGCTGGGATACATACGCCGTAACAGCAGAATCTGCGAAAGGAAAATGTATCGTAGACATTATCAGCACTGACCTGGGGAAGAAATGCCAGGATCAGTACATGGAAGACCAGATACAAGCGTATATTCCGATCATTGAAAAAGCATATGGAACCATGGAAGATTCTGCCATGATGGAATGCATCAATATCCTACATCAAGGTGGCTTTGATGCATTGAAAAGAATCTTGTCTAAAACTCCAGAACCATATACTGCAGACAAGATTTATGTAACACTGTGCCGGGATCCGGCAGACCCGACGCCGAACCAGGTAGGGGATTATACAGACAGGCAGAAAGCTGTCATAAACATGATTCACACATATGCTGATAACACAGAGAAAGAAGGTATTGCAATGACTAAGACAGAAAAAGCAATAAGACAGATGGAGACATGGGCGAAAGATGATTCTCATGGCTACGATCAGGACTACCGCTGGGGAGAAAAGGGAGATTACGATTGTTCATCTGCTGTGATTCAGGCGTGGCAGAACGCCGGAGTTCCGGTTAAGTCTGGTGGCGCTACATACACAGGAGATATGAAGAACGTATTCTTGAAAAATGGATTTGTAGATGTAACGAGCAAAGTTAACGTAGCAACCGGATCTGGTTTGCTCAGAGGAGATGTGCTACTGAATGAAGCACATCATGTAGCCATGTATTGTGGAAATGGCAAAGAGGTAGAAGCCTCAATTAACGAGAAAGGTACCGCTCATGGAGGTAAACCGGGAGATCAGACTGGCAAGGAGTTTTTGATCCGGAGCTATCGGAATTATCCTTGGAATTGTGTGCTCAGGTATAGAGGGAATATTTTCTCCGCTTCTGACACAGAGAAGAAACAGAACACAGTAGCCTATGTAGCCAGATTCACAAAGGATTGCAAGTGCTATAGTGCAGCTGGCAAAACTCAAGCTAAAATGTTCCCAGTGATTAAAAAGAATGCGGTTGTAGATGTGATGAAATACACCGAAACCGTAAATGGTAAAAAGTGGTATTTTATCCGGATTCCACATCCGACAGAAGGATTTGTAAGAGAATTTGTTCCGGCCGGATATTTCAAGAAGTTGATTTAAAATAGACGGCGCCTTCTAAAATCACATTAAAATATATCACATCAAAAGGAACTCTATAAAGACGGAGTTCCTTTTGAATAAACCGCTAATTATATTTTATAATATTATTCCTCCCCTATCTTTTCTTCATATTTTTTTATGAGCCATTCCGGGACCGGTTCGTCTCCGTCGTCACCCCTGTATTTGATCGGGTCAATATTGTTTGTGAAACACCACTCCCAGCTGTTATAATCGTCGCCGTCTTTTGATACGATGTAGAATATATCATATTCGCCATCTACAAATGCTATCGTATCTGTTGCATTCATTGTGTACAGCATGATATACATGTTTCTCCTGTATGCGTACGCCATTTCTAGCGGCGAATCTTCACCGCCCAGAAATTCCATGAACATTTCAACGTCGGAAGATTCTTTCGACAATTTGTTATAATAATCGTAGACTTTTTCATCCCATCCGTCCGGGAAAAGTTTACGTTCTTTTATTTTCTCGTTATCTTCTTTAGCCATTTTGTAAATGGCTTCAAGCTTCACTCTTTTAATCATTTCTTACCTCCTCTTGTTCCATTTCGAGCCAAATTTCACACTGCTCGCCGTCTTCCTCGTAGCTGACAACTTCGCCAGCTTCCAGGCGTTCTCGCCAGTTCTCCGGGTAGTTTTCCGGGATGTAAATACAGTTTCCCGGAAAGAGCTGGCTGTTGCGTTTCTCGTTGACTAAATATTCCATTTTTTCCTCCTTGACTTGTAAGTTTTCAGCAGTTTTATTTTGAATCTTCTAAGACAGCTCGCTCTAACAGCTGTCTCACATAATCCGGACATTTGCTTTTTCCGGATTCCCAGTTCTCGAGCGTTCTAATCGGTATGTTGTACCTCCTTGAGAATTCTGCTCGAGATACTTTTAGTCGTTCACGCATTTCTGATATAGTCATAAATTCTCCTAATATTCGAAATATTCGCCGCTGAATTTATCACGACGATATCTTCGTGCCATAGATTTTACACTGTAATTATAATCCATTAATTCACCATGTTTATCGTAAACTGGTTCTTTGTTGACGGTTTCTCCGTAAAATTCAATGTATTCTCCATCTCCAGAGATAGAGATGTTATCATAAATTCCGAAATTTCTTTCTGGAGTAAATGTATATTTGGCAAGCATCTCCAAAATTTCTTTTGTTATAGGTTCTAAATGCATATTTTCCATAATCAATCTCCTATCTGTTCTGAAATTTTTCAATGACATCTGTTACTTTTTTGTATCGGTCTGTAATAACATATGTGCCATTAATGTTGTCATAGTAACCAAGAGCATGTTCAGCTCTCAGTTTAGAATTCCTATATTCTCTCAAAGAGATATAGGTTCTATCCTTGCCCGCTTTTGCCCAGTTGTTGCAATTCCATTTCTGATACCATCCGTTACCCTGATCGCCATCGGGGTAAACTGTATCAAGCATTTTCTCAAGCTCTTTCCAAGGGATTTTATACCCTTTCTGATTGTCAAAAACTTCTAATACATAATTTGCCATTGTTTTCGCTTCCTCCCATGCTTTCTTAAGACCGGAGGAAATAGTTAATGCTGACTTTTTAACCAGTTCCCATGCCCTTTTCATGATTTTTGATAAGTTGTATTTCTTCATTTCTGTTTCCTCCGTTCCTTTGATGATTATATAATACCACCAATTTGGTGGTATGTCAATAATAATTCCTTCCATATATTACCGCTATTTTTTCTACATCTGGTGTGATAGGATAAACGAGCTTCACACAGTTAAATTTCTGGCGTAAATTCGATAGGATATAGCAGAAAACGATATAATCTAACAAATTCCGTCATGTATTACCATAAAGTGGTAATTTATAACGGAGGAGCAATGGCATGATTAAAATTTTACTGTCGAAAAAGCTGGGAGAGTTAAGACTTACTCAAGCAGATCTGGCGAGGGCAACTGGAATCAGACCCAATACCATCAATGAGTTGTACCACGAGCTTACAGAAAGGGTCAGCCTTGAACACCTTGATTTAATTTGTGAAGCATTAAATTGTGAGCTGGACGAATTGATTATAAGGGTACCAAACAAGGAAACATCTATAACCCATACACGCCAGGGAACCCAGAAATCTAGCGACACAAAGTAGATTGCTGCAACAATCTACAAAAAAGAGAGGGAATTCCCTCTCTTTTTGCCATAAAGTTTTATGCTGCATTAAGATTTTCTGCATTTTTTCGAAGCTGCTTCATCATATGAAATCTGCAAGTCTTAAATTCATCTCCATAAAGTCCTAGACGGTCTGTCAAAATATTATACATTAAAGTGACTTTTTTCTTTGCAGTATATCCTGCCATTGATCGAAATACTATCTTATCAGAAGATTCAATAGACCATGCTGAAAGAGCGAGAACAAACTGAATGTAGGCTTTGATTTTTCCGGCATGAAGAGTGCTATTAAAAAGTCTGAATTCGACTGTGCCTTTCTGGAAGAAGCTGTGAAGATTCAGGGCGTGGTATCTTGTTGAATTGTAATGACTATGGTCAATACCACCATGATACTGATCGTTCGCACTGCTGTACCAGATTTCTTCAACTTTTCTTGTATCAAGATCCTTTTCTTTTTTCATTGTATCCAGTAAATCCTTACATACCGGCCTGCACCATCTGTCTTTTCTGTTTCCCACTGCAAGAGCATCATAGATAATTTCTTGTCTGCTGAAAAAGAAATTTACCAATCTTCTGAGAGAAGTGGCTGTATGGTTTGCGCCATCAACATGAATATGTATTCCGCAACTGCTATGAGGAACCCCGCCGAGTTCTTTAAATTTACGGATTATTGTCTGAAGTGTTTCAATATCTTCATAATTAAGAGGTGGTGTTACAAATTCAACTCTATATTCATCCATCAATTCACGTCCCGCTTTTCTAACTGGACAAATACTTGAATCTCTCATTACTTTCCAAATTCTTCTTTTGCTATCTCGAATCGTATAAGTACGATAGCAAGTGCGATCAGGTCCGGTAGCATGACTTCCGAGGATTTCTGCAACAGCCTCAGCGGCCATGGTTCTTGTTATTCCTGTAAATTCTACCTCGACTCCAAATTTCTGTTTCTTTAAAAGTTCTGACATATTATTTTCCTCCTATTATCTTTCAAACCTCGCACCGTCTATGCGAATGTTTGTTCTGCTGTTTATGTTTGTATATTACCATATGTACCGCACATGTCAATAGTTTATTGAAGAAAATCTCTAAAAAATTGAAGAAAAACATTGACGTAATAGAGAAAATGAGATATAATAATAACATAAAGAACAGGAGGTGATAAGATGAATCAAAATCGAAAGAAGCCAAAAAAAGAAAGCGGTCATGAAGAGCTGCTCGCAAAATTAGTCTTCATAACCGCAATCTTGAATTTGATTCAAGCCATTGTAGACTTGATCAAAACATTCAGTTAGGAAACGGGGAGGCCAGAGCTCCCCTGAATCCAACTTTAATATACAGTACACAATAACACATGTCAAATGAAATGGAGGTCTATATGATAAATATTATTTTAGATATTACTAAGATCGTTGTTTCCGTAGGAATTCTCATATGCTTGTATAAGATGTATAAAGAAAAGAGGGGAGATTGACGATGATATCTTATAATCCACTTTGGCACACGCTTCTTGATAAAGGGATGAATAAAGGCGATTTAAAGGATGCAACTGGACTCAGCTACGGAACTATGGCAAGCATGGGGAAAAATGAACCAGTTAACTTGAAACAGATAGATCGAATCTGCAAAGCTCTTCATTGCAAGATAGAGGATGTTATAGAATATAAGGAAGATTAAATGCTTCCTTATATATATTTAACAAATGTTAGATTCTGGTTACCTGCCATTAACATGCGGGATGCTATGATTATCATATAATGTCACCCAAATAATTATATCAATCAATTATCTGGTTATGAGCAAGTAGCGAAGAGGATGCTTTTATCTGCCTGATAAAAGCATAGTAAAAATATAAAAAAGAGCTGAGAAGTCCTTGACTGGATTTTTCAGCTCTTTTGAAGTATTGATGTGATTTTGGATGAATGAAGGCTCCATTTATTCGGCGTCCGAATTATCAGTATCATAGGATTCGTCGTATGTCTCTGCGTCTGTGTCATCTGAAGCTGAACTGTTCATATCAACGATATCGCTATCTGAAGCAGCTGTATCTGCAGAACTGCTCTGGGAGTCATTATTACTGTTATATTTTGCAGTAAAAGTACTGCCTTCTGCAGTAGAAATCCAGGAACTCCGCTCATTGATTTTTCCAAGGATTCTTGTTGCCTCATCACCTTCTGCCGGAGTTGGCTGATAATTATTATATCCATCATAGGCAGCAGAAGAAATGGAGCAGGGAATGATATTGGTCACGTTGTCTTTTTTTACCCCATCGGCATCAATAGTAAAGGTCTGCTGGTAGATCATGGTGTCCATATCACTTGGAGAACTGTTGCCGCCGAAGCAGAAGTTTCCGAGGCTGTATACAATATTTCTGCCTTTATAAGTTTCAATGCCCTGAAGTACATGCGGATGATGTCCGCATACAAGATCAGCGCCTTCATCGATCGCGATGCGTCCAAGTGTTGTCTGGTTGCTGTCCGGAACGGTTTCCGTTTCATTACCCCAGTGGAAGATCACAACGATCAGCTGTGCCCCGTCTGCCTTTACTTTTGCAATATTGTCTTTTAACTGCTGCTCGCGTTCAAGATGGTCATACAGTTCATAGATACCGACTAATCCCACTTTAATTCCCTTTACATCCATAACAGCAGTTTCATCATATCCGAAATGCACAATCCCTGCGTCGTCCAATGCTGCCAGAGTATCATTGAAACTCTGCTCACCATAATCATGACTGTGATTGTTAGCGGTATTTACGGCTTCTACAGATCCACTTGTCAGAATAGAGGCATAGGATGCAGGTGCTTTAAACGCAAATGTTTTATCCTCCCGTTCATCAGAATCGGTGAGTGTTCCCTCAAAATTCGCAATAGTCAGATCATCTGTGGAGAAAATATCTTTTACATTCTGCAGGAAATAATCTGCACCGTAATTTTCATAATAAGCATTTAAGCTGGTATCATAATCAAAAGTTTCATCTGTGCCAAGAGTGCAGTCACCGACAACGCTGAGTGTCAGAGAAACAGGAGAAGATACTGTAGCATTGGAGGAATCCGTGTTCTGAGAATCTGAGGATGCTTTCTGGCTGTTGTCCTTAGAAGCGTTCATGGAAACAGTTTTTTTGGCTGCTGCCTGTCTGGAACTCATATAGTTGCTGCATCCGCGGATACCTGCCAGAATAAGTATAAAAACCAGAACAAAGATACCGATACCTGTTGCAATCAGCAATTTTTGCCTTTTTTCCTGATAGTATTTTGATTTTTTGTAGATGTCTTTCCTGCGTGCAGAAGAAGATTTCGTCTGGCTTCGCTTGTTGGATTGTAGGCTCAT